CAACGTAATATATCGTGTTTAAAATTGGAAACCGCTTTCTCGCGTGTCTCTTTTACAATATACGATTCTCGGTGTTTTATGCACGATTCTACAATAGATTTCAAAATATACATATTATAAAAATCGTTTCCAATCTCCTTTTCAATTTTTAAGAACTCTGTTACCAATACACCTGCCATATCTTCAAGAGAATCTGTTGTATGCCGCGTAGTTAGAGGTAAGTCAACCAATGCCTGTAAAATGTCTACAATATGGTGACCCTGTTCCTTGAAAAAAGTTGACCGCTTGAATTGCGAATTTACGCGTTTTAGTAATTGGTCGGAAATACTACGCTCATCTTCCCTGTTATCCCATCCACAGTCTAAATCAATATTACATTTCTTGTAAATCGATGACACCAGTTTTCGAAATCGAATCGACTCGGGCGTCTTTTTGTATTTTTTCATTTCATGGCTAACACTTGATAAAAATAATTTAGCATCTGCGTGTTGGTCATGAACAGATGTAATGAAGCCAATATCAGTATGAGCAAGTGCTCCGTATAATGGCTTGCTTTCACAATTCTTATTAAATGCAAAACCAAAATCAATGATGGTGGGGTAATACCCATACGTTGGAACAAGATAGGTTCTTGTTTCGTCAAGAATGTAAAAAAATGCAGTATTGGGCTTGCACTTTTTTACCAAGACATTATTGGAATGAATGTCGTAATGACTAAATTTAAGTTGCTCGCCCGCGATCATATCGGCCAATAGCGTTTGTTTAACAAGAGACATAATAACATATGGTGGAATCGAATCACTCTTGATGTATCGATACAACTTGCGTGAATCATCAATGTATTCCATCAATAACACGTCAGTCTGGATACGTGTATCACGCTTGCTATATTCAAATGGGTTATCGGCGTTACGAAATGTGCTAATAACGGGAACGCGGATTTTTCCATATGTTTTACAAAAATGAGGGCAAAATTCGCGTAAAGAGTTTAATCCTTCCATAACAGCATGTTCTTGTGGTATTGTGAAATTCAGGTATTGGCTTATCTTATACACAAATTTTTCACCGTTTTCGATATTCTTAAATACACCAAGGACTCCCTGTTTTCCAGAAAGAGGAAACGATGAATGAAATTCTAAAAATTCGGGTATAGTAGTATTATTTTTTGTATCAAATAGATCAATATGCTGTTCAACTTTTTCATTAAACAATAATGGGTCTCCTGTGTAGTGTACAAAACCGGGACTTCGAGACATATTTTTTACTCTATTCTAATTCGTTAAATAGGAATTAGTCAAAAATATATAAAGAGTTCAGTCAATATAATAAGATGGAAACCATTAAAAAAATCATCAAACAACAAAAAGTAGAAGAAATGCGGAATTCTATCTTCTATTGTCAAATAAGGAGTATGAAAAATGGAGAAGAGTTTGCGTGGATTCATAGTATGGTATGCGTGTTTCTACACGAATCTTTGTGTGACGAAGATGATGAAAACAAAGATGATGATGATGATACCAAACACATCCACGATCTTCTCGACGAGTATGAGAAGGAGCTACGATGGTATCACACAGAAGGTATCGACAAATCGATCGAGAATATCAAATCATTTTTCAAAGACAAATTTATACCATATACTACATATCTTTCTTATCTAGAAAGTAAAGAGTATGAAAATAAATTACAATTACCTGAAGTATTTATTAAAAAAATATTATTTTCTAAATTATAGAATTATAAATTTATAAAATTTTGTGTTTTCTGAATTATAGAATTTACCATTACGCGCGAGGTCTAACACACACACAACTTTTTGAAAAAATTTTTTGATTCCAAGAGAAAAACAATTCAGTCTGTAATTTAACCTGGTAAAATAAAATCATAAAAACTGTAATTTACAGGTTAAATTACAGACTGATTTGTTCACTAGAATCAAGGATTTCTTGATTCCGACTCAATTCCACTTGATTCCAAAAACAGAATCAAGTGGAATTGATGATTTCTTGATGACCACTTAATTCTACTTAATTCCACCATAAACCGAGACCGAAAAAACGCCATTTTTATTAAGAATTGATTCCATTTTTAATAAAAAGTTGTGTGTGTGTGGGACCTAGAGCTTAGCTAATGTTTTGCAAAGTTTTACTACAAATATTTCGTACGATATCATGAAAAAAATCGTTTTTGTCGCCGTTGAACATCCGAAACACTTCCAGATCCTGTTGCGAAAATTTTCCAGCCACCTCCATAAAATAGGAGAGTTGCGTCGGATCTTTTGCAGTCTTAAATTTATCGGTTAACTCGTTTGTATATTGCACGGTAAGTTCTCGATTTCTGTCCTTAATACTTTTAAACAGTAAATCGGAAAGGTTAGTCATCTCTGGGTCGGAAATGATCTCACCCTGTTCATTTTTGTATTTTATCTTTCGTCTTGCGTAGTCTGTGCAGATAACTCGTTCTTTTAGAGGATATTCCAGGAAATACTCGGAATAGCCCAACGCGCCCTTTTTGATATGATCGATCGTCAGGTTTTTTACTTGTTCTTTAATATGCTCATCCGACATGATATGTAGATTGTTAACTGTATGATTATTTGTAATGGTAGGCTTTGAAATCGCTTTTTCAGCCAAGTCTTTTATCGTATTTTGTAACCTTTCGTTTTGCTGTTTTAAATCTATATTTTCTCTTTCTAAAATTTGATTGGTTGATTCAAGAACTCGCTTCTCTTCGTCTAGTATTTTAAGACGATCCTTGATTCGGTATTCAACTTGATATTCGACACAATTTTGCTGGTGTTGCTGGAGCCAACTATTGGTGGAAAACGTTTTCGTGCACCCAGAACATTTGTTAAGATGGTGTTCACGGCCTTGTATAGTTAAACAGTATTTTGCAATTTTTTTATGATTCATCAATGTCTTTTCATATGAAAAAGCGGAATTGCAAAACTCGCATGTATATTTCTGTTCTACTTGCATCTCTTTTATTAATTCCATAAATTTTAAATTAGAATTAATAAAAACTCAATTCCAATCAATTCCGGCGAATAAAATTGATTTACTTTGATTTACATTCTTATATTCGTACATTCGTAATACATAATGTCTAAGGGTATTGAATTTTGTAACTGGGACATGGCCATACAGACCATTGGCCCGCTTTGTAAAGATGGGCAAAAAATTCTGGTTGGATGGAAACGTAACGATCCGGATCGTATTACTATCTATACACTTGAACATGAAAATGGCGCTCTTCAAAAATACATCCGTATTCATAACATCGACGAATTCCCAGATCGTTGGGATTACGTGTTTTATCCCTAATATGAACTACAAGTCACCAGACGGTCCTGATTAACACTCGCAACAGGAGATGTACTTGGGCATACAAAGGAATTACTTGCTGTATCAAACGGTGGCGGTGAATTGCAATTTTTAATAAGATTCATATATCTGTCATAGGCTTCTTGATATGTATTCGCTGTTCCTGTATCTATCATGTAAGTGGGATCAGTGTTTTTAACAATAGACTGTGCCTGTATATCATTTTCGACGATTTGTGGACTGGCGATATTATTAGTAAATTGGCAAGTACCGACAGGTAAATTCTGGCATCTTGGGCATACGATTGATTTATTAGCTGGAATAGAACACATTAGGTTTGGATCTGTTTCTTTATTTTGGAATATTCCTACAAATGTACCGCTACATGTTGCGCCGTCGCAAACAGCTGCGCTTTCGGCAACAGGAATTTCTATTCCACTACCTCTTATAATTTTCCAATTATATACTCCTCGACAAGGATCAAAGACGATAGGGGTACTTGGTGGTGCAGGTGTGGCAGGTGCCGAAGTTCCACGCCTGTATTCTTCTATACTAAAATAGTAGACAATAAAAAACAATACGAATATGCATGTAAATAAAACGGGTCTTATCATTTTATTTATTAGAATAAAATGATTTTTTAATAACAACCTTCATAATGAATAATTGCTTTACGAAAGTAAAAATCGTAGTCCAAATCTTCCATGAAATGGCGAAATTCTTCGTACATCTCTTCGCGAATGACAGAAATATGTTCTCTAAAAAATTTAAGGAATTTCCCACGCAAGTGATAATGTAATACGGGAATCGTCATCTCATCCAATATATCATGCATTTCATCTTCATCGTCTATCTTCCGAATACAAGCGTTTAAGCGACCTTCCAAGTTTGCCACAATCTGGTCCTCAAAAGAGATCGAAATGCTCATCTGTTCGTCGAAACCAGATAGAGTGTTGACAATGCGGCTGACATATCCAGATGAACACTTGTTATTTGATTCGACAAGTTCTTCGATTAAACGTTTTTCTAGCTCCTCTCGATCATCGGAGTCTTGGATATATGTCCACATTTTCGCCAGAATGGTCGTAAGTGTCATATTACTATGCCCGTAGACGGCTCTGTCGATGATGATACGAAGAAGCGCGCCTTCCACCGATTCATGAATATCTTTCTTTTCTTTGATATTTTCTAATATTTTTTCACGGGTAGCTTCGAAATCAAATACCTTACCGTTTCGTGGATGATACGTACTTAATTTTTCAACGAGTTTTTCGACACTTTCTTCGATCGAACGAACATGGACATTCTGTGAGTTTTTAAAGACGTTGTTTCGAGACATGTCACCACCGCCAATGATAAATAAGGCATTTCTCGCTTGAATACGAGCATCATCGCTTCCATTTTGTAATATGATATCACACGCGTCCGCTCGTGTGTCTTCCGCGATGGTAATGTCTTCTGCGATTTGTAACAGCAAAATTTCCATTTTTAGACGCATCGTTTCAGCCGGGTCGCATTTTTCAAACATGTATTGACATGCAATAGCGCGATACGTATACGCATTTTTCTCGTTCTCAATAAATTGTTGACATGCCTGTCTGGCATAGAATAGGAAACGATCTTCTTTAAAGTGTTGTTCAAGAGATTGGATCATTCGAAAACGATAGACGACATCGATGGATTGGTCGGAAAGAATTATACCAAAAAATCCGGATGATTCTTTTTCGTACTGTTGACTTTTCATGAGATAAATAATAGATGATACACGCAATGGGGTTGGGAGTTCGTTGACCGCCGACCATTCCGTGTTAAACAAGTTAAACAAGAGAGTATAACGAACATCTCCATCCAGTTGTTTTGCGGCATCAATTCTGTAAATGATAGGGATTTCTGTAAGAGCGGTGATTGATTGGATATATTCGGCTAAATTCTTTGTTTTGGAAAAGAAGTACATACCGACGATACAGCTGATCAACTCTCCAATGGCTTCACCCTCGGTCTTATAGTAAGATACGAGCGAACGAAGACGTTGATTGAGTGGCAAAAACAGATCAATCGCATTTTTTCGGTGATTTTCGTCAACGATAATATCCGTTTTTTCATCATCGAGGGTGGAAAGGTTTTCTAAATATGTTACAGATGTCATTTTATTTTACATTCGATTATTCTATTAAATTCGATTAAAAAATGGGGGTGAAGTTAAAATTAAGAGATTCGAAAAGCTCGCGAACAATATCATCATGAAAGCTTTTTCGATCGAGTGTTTTTAACATGTTAAAATCTTCTTTCTTACATGGATATTTATGTCTTCGCAGTAACTGAAAAAGAACGTATTGCGTGTTAATAAAGCTTTTTCTGTCAATTTTACCAGTAAATTTAAACCTTTTGTCATATAAATTAGATATTTTGTCAAAATCTTCCATTAATTGTGGTTCCAAATGAGATATGTCATTAACCGATTTACCCGTCATCTTATGATAGATTAAGACTACATCTTCATAATGTTTGGAATGGTTTGTCTCTTTTAAAAACAAGAGGATATGTTCTTTTGTAATATTCTCAAAACGAATCTTTTTCAATGTAGACGAATCTCCTTTAAGTAGTCCGTGGCGTTCAAACTGTTCTTCCAGATCTTGATATACATTGGGTTGGATAGTCGAGTTTTGTTTTCCCTGGTATTGATTGATACAGTCTTTGAAATGAACTCTACGCTCGTAGTTATACTTATTGGATAAGTTAATTCGCGTAATATCTTTAAAACTCGTTGTTTTGTACTCTTTTTCTTCTTGTTTACCACAATTTTCGCAGATTTCAAGATTTTGATCAAAATTCGTAACAAAATCCTGAGATTGACATTGTAAACAAGCTTTTTTGGGACATTTTTGAGATTTGGTAAGATCTTCAAGTTCTTTATAATCGATGTTATACTTTTTTAAGATATCTAAGTAGCCGGATGTTACGATTGAACTATTTTTGGGTTTTTGTTTCGACATGAATGATATTTTTTGAGGAGCCGATTGTTGTTGTGTTTCGAGTAATTCGGATACGTCCATTGTATAGAAATGCTGGTTTTCTAATGTGGTTTTCAACGTTTCAAGTTCTAAATGAAGTAATTGTATTTTATCTTCGATATCACGTTTGACATGTGGCGATAGTTCGAGTTCCGTACATAAAAGTTGGTTTAAACGTTCAATTTCTTGTTCAATTTGTACAATATTCTTTTCCGATTGGTTCCATACATCTTTTATTTTTTTATCAATGCTAAAAATATCAATTTCCATTTCACAAAATACCTTTAAAAATTAATATCCTTTTAACTTATATATTTTATGATCGAAAAAAACGAAAAAAAAATTTAATGAAATTTAAAAAAAAAATCTTCGCTATAATAAAATGTCTACTATTTGCTCATCCAACTTGACGTCAGGATTTATCGATCTTGCTACTTATGATGAACAGGAGAAGTATCTCTACGGCGGCCCAGACGCGGTTGCCTACTTCGTGCGCGAAATTCGCAAGGCCACGTGGTTTACCCAAGTGCCAGTTTGCCTTAGCAGCCGTTCCGGCCAGGCCGGTTTTGGCCAACAATGGTCAGTGTCGATCTCTCGTGCTGGTGATTACCTCTTGCACACGTGGTTGCGTCTCACGATGAACGCCATCACGTCTGCCACTGCCAACGCTGTGGAAGAAGGCAGCGTCGGCGTCACTGGCAACCACGTGTTGCGCTGGTCTCGCAATTTGATGCACAACTTGATCTCTGAATGCGCCATCACGTTCAACGATCTCGTTGCCGCTCGCTTTGACAACTACCACCTCGATTTCTGGTCGGCTTTCACCGTCCCAGCCGGCAAGCGCAACGGTTACAACAACATGATTGGTAACGTCGATGCTCTTACCAACCCATGCGCTGTTGCCTTCCCATCCCCAGCCCAGATCGAGCAGGGTTCTTGCGTTGTGAACGTTGATTCCCTTGGTCGCCAGGTTCTCCCAGCTGCCACCCTCAACCTCCCCCTCCCCTTCTTCTACTCTCGCGACTCCGGTATCGCTCTCCCAACGGCCGCTCTCCCATACAACGAAATGCGCATCAACTTTGCTTTCCGCAACCTTGCTGATTTGCTCACGGTCGATGTGTATGACGCCGTTGACAACACTTGGGAATCTCGCCCAGTTGTGTCGAGCGATCTCCTCAACCCAGACGCCAACCAGATCATGTCGAACGTCAACGTGTGGGCCAACTACGCCATCGTGTCCAACGATGAACGTAAGAAGATGGCTTGCGCCCCACGCGACATCCTCATCGAGCAAGTGCAAACCGCCCCAGTCCAGAACTTCAACCCGAACACGTCTGGCTCGGTCGACATTCGTTTCTCCCACTCGATCAAGGCTCTCTTCTGGGCTTGCCGCAACTCCACGGTTACCTCCGAATGGTCCAACTACACCACCGATCAGCACCTTCCTCTCGGCCCAGCCGATTGCGTCACGGTGTCCAACGCTTTGTTCGGCGTAGTTGACTTCCAAGCCGGTGCCGACCCGATCGCCAACACCTCTCTCATTTATGAGAACACCCAGCGTATCTACCAAATGGGCTCCGACTACTTCTCCCTTGTCAACCCATGGTTCCACGCCCCAGTCATCCCACTCGAGACCGGTTACCACCTCTACTCGTACTCGCTTGACTTCTTCGCCATTGACCCAATGGGCAGCACCAACTACGGCAAGCTCACCAACGTCTCCATCATCCCAGCTGCCTCTCAGGCCGCCGTTGATTCCGTTGCTGACTACAACGCCAAGTACTCGTTCATCACGACCGCCCTCAACAACAACATCATCCGTATCTCGGGTGGCGCTTTGGGCTTCCCAGTATTATAAAATTTGGGTGTGCTTACAAGGGGAAAAACAAAAAACAAAAAACAAAAATATTTTATACATTATTTCAATGTATAAAATTGAAAATATTTATTGCGTACATGTATATTATGTATAATGAAAGGTTGCGTTTATAAAATTTCTAATACAAAGACTGATGATTTTTACATCGGTTCAACAATACAAGAACTAAAAAAACGTTTTAAAACTCATCGAAGTAATGCCAAATTAGGGAAACGTGGCAATTTGTATGACTTAATTAGACAAATCGGTATTGAAAACTTTAATATTGAAGTTATAGAAGAATGTGAAGATTATGAAATAGATAAAAAAGAAAAGGAATACTATGAAAGATTATCACCATCCTTAAATATGATTGCTCCTCGTATAAATGAGAGAGAAAAAACAGGACGAATTTACCGAGTGTTGTATAAAATAGATCCCACTAAATTTTATATCGGTTCTACGCGAAAAATGATTCAAAAAAGATTGATGGATCATAAATCGGCTTCAATAAATGGTACAACTCCTTTTTATACATTTATGCGAGAGAATGGAAAAGAGAATTTTAGTATCGAATGTATAGAAGATAATATATTATTTGATCAGTTAATCATTCGTGAGAACTATTGGATAAATGATTTAAAACCAATTTTGAATAAAAACACGAATTTATGTATTACAGAAAAAGAGCGAGACCGTCTTAAATATATAAATAATAAAGAAAAAATATTGGAAAGGGTAAATGCGAGGCGTCTCTTAAAAAGAGATGAGATTAATGCGCAAAAAATTGAACACTATCATGCCAACAAGGACCGAATTAATGGAAAAGACAAACAAAAAAGGAAGGAGTTACGTGAAACAGTTTTTCTTCCATATGACCAACGACCGGATTTTACAAAAGAAAACCTTGAAAACCATACCATTTTTGAACTTAAAGGTTTCGCCAAGCGTCTTGGTTTGAAACATACTCCAAGATTAAAGGATAAAGTGATTGACACGATCTTAAAACAACAAGATACGCAATTCCCATAATGTTCCCATAATGTTTAGTAGTATTTTTACTAAACATATTTCAAAAAAGTCTTGATAGATCGCCCATTCCACCCATTCCACCCATTCCGCTCATACCCATACCTCCCATACCAACAAAATTTGGCATCATTGCCATTTTGATAATATAAAAACATGCAAAGACCATTCCAATGGATAGAATCAAATTTATGACTAAGAATGTTTTGTTTCGAGGATGTTCAACATTCATGTTTGGATTGTCACATTTGTTATAACACTGTATCGCAATGGAAGAGGTTGCGATTGAGACAATCGTTGTGATTAGTAAAAAAATTCCAAAAAATAGCATATTGGTGTTCATTTATTATTACGTTTTTTTTTATTTTTCTAATCCATATAAACTTTAATATTGTTCGTTTCAATGGAGACTTCATATGTCTGGTCTTTATAGTCTACGTTAAAAGTAGTTTGGTCGGCTTTACAATCACTGAACCACGCGTTGCCAATAAGAAGGGCCATTTTAGCTTGTTCAAGGTATGTTGTAAGGGTGTGAAGACGAGCCTTTTGTTGTACAAGACGCTGGGAGATCCAATCGCGTTTGGATGCAATATCGGCGTTTTGGTCACAGAAGCTCTTGTACTCATTGTGTACCGCGAGCATAACCATTTCGGATTGTGTCAGTTTGGACTGTGAATCGAGTTTCGCGAGAAGCTTGTCATTGACTGTTGGAATCGTAGAACACTTGCTAATCTTAACTTGTAGTTCGGGTGCTTCGTAAAAGTCGCGTACAACGTTCGGGTCGACCTTTTTACGTTCGTATTCGTGTTCCGAGCCGGGCTCCTTTTCGTCTTCCAAGTTAGCGAGCATCTTTTTAAGGTATTTTGTTTCAGACTTGGTGTGATACAATTCGACGTGTTTGGAACAAAAATCGGCAGAAGTAAAAGACGAGCTTACAAAACGGCGATTGACTACGGGCAAATTTGAGATATCCAATAGATAAACCTCGTTCTTTTTGTAGTCTGTGCGAATAAGACCTTCTTCTACTAGTTGATTAAATACCGATTCGGATAATGAAACAGGGACGATATTTACGTTTTTGATACCGTCTTTTAGGATGGTATAGTTTCTAAATACGGTAGATGGAACAATTTCATCATCGTCAATAAGATTATGGCCGTGAATTTGACATCCAAGTGAGATATTGGCTCGAGATTGGTTGTATACGAGATTAATACGTGTGCCAAGATCACGGTTTGCAACAAACTGTGTCTCATCTTTTACTTCTTTGGAAATACGACTATACAAAAATGACTGATGATATGGGTAGAAGCGCGTACGGTCATCTTGTTGGAGGATTTGTAGAAGTTGTACTACATTAAATGCGTCGTCTTTCGGTTGGTAAGAAAGATCGACTCCGTCCAGAAATGCATATTGTTCCGGATTAAGAATGCAATTACGAATGTGTTCCGAAAGTCGCGAGTAGTCTTGTTTAGAAAAACAAACCGAATAGCGTTTAGCGACATAGATATCGCCTAATACGGAGATACAATGATTCATAATGACTGTTTGCTTGGTTTGGATGGCGTATAACATGGCAATATAAATGAGTCGAACAAAAGGATCCATTTTATCGCGATCGTTCGTTGGAAAACTAAACAGTGTATTTGGGTCGACTTTCCACACAGTGTCGATATGAGAAGGAACACGAACAGTACCGTTAACTGGGTTTTTGACAACGAGGTTGTTATTTTCCATATAGACAATGGGTTGTTCGGTTTGGACAGGCTGGAAAGTGTTTACACTATTTTTCATAAAAATACCGAATGAATCATCGTAATCCTTAAATTCTTCGTTAAAAATGGAGACGCCATTGGCAAGTTCGGCGAGACGTTTCAAAAAGTCTCGGTCGCAATAGTATTGGTATTCTACTACAACGAGTGGAATGTCTTTCATATCAGCAAAAGCCTCCTCGCATTCTTCGCGAGGCCAAGAATTTTCACAGCCGTCGGATAGGAAAAAGACTTGTGGTTTCTCGGTATACTTTAAAGCAAGTTCTTTTGCCAAACGAATCGGTTGGACAAAGCCGGTCGAACCGACCGTTTTGAGATAACGGTCGATGGCGGTATTAATTTTGTTTAGATCATTCAAATCAGTAATGGAAATGTGTTCAAAGATTGTTCCAAATTCAAATCTTCCTGAAAACCAAATGAGAGTCATAAAGTCTTGTGGACGAATCGAGGTTGGAATTTTGTTTTTTAATTGCGTACGGATGTCTTTAAGACTTCCGCTCATACTACCAGAACAATCGATCGCGAAAATGCGGTGTACTGGTGACTCGGGGTCATGGTTTTCGTTGGATTGGATAACAATGGGGACAAGCATGGTTATACATTTTTTAATAAGGAAAAAATCAATCATTTTTAAATTTTTTATATATTTTTCATTAAATCCCAAATTTTGTCGGCTATATTTGAACCGAGTAATTGTCCGGCTTGATTAGACGATTCTATGTGTATACCACCGTATAACCTGGACTTTCCAGACGATCTCGCTAGATCGGACCATGTATTCCAATTTAAATTAATCGAAGTTGATGGTACGCTACTTTCAATCGTGCTGGCATGTGGAAAAATAAACGTGTTATTTAAGCTAAAATTTACAGTGTGTGTTAATACAGGTGACAAATAATTGAGTATGTTATTATTTATGACCGGTTTTGCCAAATTGATTGTGTCGGTTTGAAACATGTAACAAAATATCTTTGCGCTTGACGATGAAAATGACGAATGCCCGCTGACAAAGTCTGGAAATGGCGGCGTGACAAAATTTAGTTCCTGATAAGGAAGCCAGTATTGTCCCTGTGTTTTGCTATTCCAAGATTGGTGCATTTCATTTCCGTATTCGTATTGTCTTATCTTTTGCACTGGTCTGGCCTGTAAATGGTCCCGTTTGAGTCTCCATGCGCATATTCCTGACTGGTATAAAGAAGTTGATAAAATAGCGTAAGACTTTATTTCTTTGATTAGATCGATGGAATTGGAGCGTAGATATATGTCGAGAAACACTACCCACATTCCTGGTGGTGTCACAGATCCAGGTCCTCCTGCCCAAAATTCGGCGATTATTTTTTGTTCATCTGTTAAGTTTTCTGTGAGTTTTTGTGTATCTTTCATTTCTGATTCGTATTGGCTATCGGACGGAAACAATTGATTGGCTACATTTAATAAGCTATCGAAGTCGGAATCGCTGAGTATACCTTTATTTTTTGTTCCCCATTCAGGAGTTAGGTAGTTCTTCTTTGTTGAACCAAATTGCAGGGGCGTCCATTTATTTGGTTCCGGTAACGAGTTTAAGTTTTGGTCCAGATTATTATCAGCTCGTATGACATTGCTACCGTTTGGGAGTATACCGTCAAACGTTGTTGTCAATTTCCACCCATCGTTGTCACGTTCTTCCAAATAGGCGTCGAGTAATAGTTTTAAATTATTTAACGATCCTGTGTCAATGTCGGTTATTTGTGTGTGGGTCGAGACAAGCTCGTTTATTTCGGCATCAGTTAGTGTCAAATTCATATAATTTCTTATTAATTTAGGAACAAAATATCGACATGCCATTTCTATCCATGATTGGATATATGTCATGTTTGGATTAATGTAACCTTTTTTGGATGATTTCCAATATAACAGGTCGAGTGGTGTTTTATCTTTTGCGATGTATTGATATGAGTTGTATATAGAGGACGTTAATATCAACAGCCATCTCGTTGCTACGGTTGGGCCAAGTTTGCTAATGGCGACTTTTTTTAATAAAAGTTCAATCCAATCGGACACATAAAAGAGGTTTTTGTGTTCTACCACTGTATTCGTATTTTTTTTAACACTTGTACCTGTTGATATGCTAAAAGACATTCTTTATTAAAGATAATAAAATTGATTATTAAAAATCTTATAATTCTTATAATAGATAATAAAATGGGCAATACCGTCTCTTATCAAATCGCAAAACCCGATCGAGAATGTCATGGTCGAAATGCTATTTGTATATTGGAACTTAAAAATGGAATAAAGGGTTTGATCGAGTTTCATCAGTGTTCTGTGTATTCACCTGTGACAGTGCGAATGAATTTACAGGGGGGTGGACAAAAAACTCATGCAATTCATATTCACGAGTTTGGCGACACACGTGATGGTTGTGCTAGTCTTGGTGCACATTGGAACCCGTATCGCGACACTCATGGTTCAAAGGATTATGATATGCCGCGTCACGCGGGTGATTTGTGTAACAATATCACATTTAATTCGAACGGTGTTTTCAAGTTTATGTATAATGACGACCTCCTCACACTTTTTTCTCCCGAATCACAGGACTTATCAATTGTTGGTCGTTCGATCGTGATTCACGAACAACCGGATGATTTGGGTAGAGGAAATAACGCAGAATCGCTGATTTCTGGGAATGCTGGAAATCGTATTCATTGCGGCATTATCGCTGTTTCAAAATTGTATCATTTCTAACGTTTCTAACATTTCTAATATTTCTTAACATTTCTAATTTTAACCTGTTTAAAAGGTTACTTTATTATATAGTACTATACTATATAATAATACTTAATACTTGAAATATGGGTATCAAACATTTACATCGTCTTCTTGAAAAATACGCTCCTGGGTGTTACAAGCATACTCACCTATCACATTATGCCTATAAAAAAGTTGCTATTGATATTTCTCTTTATCTTTATAAGTATAAGGCAATTCACGGCGATCGCTGGCTTGAATGTTTTTTGACGTTGATTACATGTTTGCGAAAATGGGATGTTCATTGTATTTTTATTTACGACGGTAAAGCGCCCGTCGAAAAAGTTGAAGAACAGCTGCGGAGACGAGAGTCGCGTGCAAAGCTGAATACGAAACTTCAAGAGATTGAACAAGAGATATTGACATTTGAAGAGACGGGTGAAGTGGGACCGTTGATCGAAGAGATGCATAAGAAAGAGGGTGGGATTGTGTCGTTATTTCGTAAAAACGTACCAAAAATTAATATCCAATTGATTAAGTCTAAATTTGAGGCTATGAAAAATATGATGATTCATATTACGCCTGGTGATATTGCATTATCGAAGCAATTGTTTGATATGTTGCAGATACCTTATGTGGAAGCGCCAAATGAAGCAGAACGCTACGCGGCGCAATTGTGTGTAGACGGTAAAATAGATTGCGTGCTAAGCGAAGACACCGACGTGTTGGCATATGGCACGCCTAAATTTTTGACAAAGATTGATACGACGAAGGACACAGTTGTTGAGATTACACATTCTGTGATTGTGGAAGAAATGGGAATATCAAAGGAGACATTTCGGGATTTGTGTATTATGTGTTCGTGTGATTACAATACAAACATACCGTTGATTGGGCCTGAAAAAAGTTATCAGTTACTGGCGTCTCATCATACGATCGAGGGTGTGATTGAGGAGTTGAAGAAGACGCCTAAATATACGGATGAGATTTGTTCGGTTTTAAAATACGAGGTGTGTCGAGACTTGTTTGCTACCTACCCAATTGACTATTATATACCGTATTGTGGAATGCCCGATTTTGGAGCGTTACAGGAATTTTTACGCGCGAATTCGATACGGCATGATATGAGTCTTTTGAAAAAACACCTCAGTCCGCGTGATCCCGTATTTGAGACCGAAGAATTTGAGGATGAGACCGACGAGACTGAAGAAACCGAAGAGACATATGCATATGTCAAAGAGGTTGGGGATGAAAATAAAAATGAGGTGGGCGACACGATGTGATCCTTGGCGTAAGTAAAACAAAATTTATTTATTTTAATAAATAAATGACTAAAAGTCCAACCGTTCAGCAAGCAATGAGACAATTTTCTATACTATCCAATACGATTAATAATATGTCTGCTCCTGGACATTCTGCACATATTTGGGTGATGTATGTTTACCCGATTATTATTCTTTTGTTGTTATTGATGATTAAACCATCATTTATCGTAGAAATAGATTATACTTCTCATGAAAAAACGATTTCTATTCGAAAATTATTTACTTGGTTGATGTTATTTTATGTTCCAGTCATAATCTATTATATTAGCTAGATCGGGATAGAGATAAATTAGTTAATATGAAAAATGAAAGAGCGAATAGGATTGTTTTCATCCCGAGACGATAGTAGATATTCTCGCTTTTCGAAAGTTTCCCGATTAACGTATCAACCTGTGGCATATTTAAGATGAAAAATAAAATGGTAGAAATGATAATTTCACGAAATGAAACCCATATTTTTTTACTTTCTTGTGGAAAATTTTCAATTGTTTGTTCGATTGTTTGAATATTGGATGATGGATATAGCGCGTCCATCATCATTTTCTCCTGGTATGTTAATTGGGACTTGTCTGTTTGTAAAGACGCTAGTTGATCACCTTTCATTTATTATTTAAAATAAAAATGTAGCTTTAAATAATAAATTTTATATAACATTAAACATGAGTATTGACGCGAAAAAGTTGAAAAAGATACTTGATACCAATCATATTACTCCGTTGGAGCATTTTTGCCTCGATAACGAATGCGCCGTTATCAAATGTTTTTTCAATCGTAATGGCGAATTTTTGACTATTTATATTCCGAGTAAATATCGGTTTGCTATGAAACCGGCCCCCTCTGATAAGATATATGAACTTGAAGATATGGATGACACAACTGAGAATGATGATTACACAAAAACAGATCGTATTCCGGATATGTCGTCAATTGACCAAGATGCTTCTAATCATTATAAAGAACTTAGTCAAAAATACGAAAAAAACATATCAGTTGAAGGAAATGATGAGCCTGTTTCTCGTAAAATCAAAAGACAGATTGGCCGAGTTAAAATGCCATTTTCTAGGCTATCGTACAATATCGCCGTTCAAAATGGGAAATGGCTGTGTATGGCGTTTGACGATGACTTATCGTTTTTCTCGATCAAAGGATATCAGGCAAATCACAAAGTTCGTAATTTTTCGTTCTTGGTAGTTCTTACTGATTTTATTGAGATAATTGATAAGATGTCTGAACAGATTACGACGATTAGCGATCAATTCTATAATATCATCCATAAAGCGTCGATATCAAATTTTGATATGATCAGGAGTGAAATTGATAGTTATGATACGATCATTCGCTCGATTACATCGAAACACGAGCAGTATATGCAATCTATTCAGGAATATCGCAAGCTATACGAATCGATGAGAGAAAAAGAAGAAACTGTCATTAATTCTTTTCGTGATAAGATAAATAAAGAACAAGGTGCCGGTCGTGTGGCAGCTGAAGCCTCTCTCCAAAAACAGTATGATATCTTATTTAAATCGCGTATTGAAATCATAGAGAGAGGAATTGATATTGCCAGGCGGTTTCAACGAAACCTTCTTGTTGTAGAGGAAGTTTCGTTTGACAATAATATTATGTTAACTCGTGTGCGTAAAAATTTCGATTTGTTCAAAGAAATCTTGTAAAATAATATATTATATATTATAAATGAATAGAGAGATTATCCAAAAGGAAATGATGAATAAAATTCAGTACGCAAGACCGTATTATGCTACCAATAAATCAATCGGTAAAGTAGTAACTGATTTTGACGACTTTCCGTACAATCGATGGTATCGAGGTATTGCAACCGATCCTAACCCGGTCATTATCGAACGAGAAGCTGGATATCGCTATGTTGAAAAGAACTGTTACATTGATAAACAGTCTTACACCGTTAATTATCCCAAGCATTGTTTCGAAGCACCTTGTTCAACTGTTTATCCATGTGCTCCGGATTACTTTAAGAAATATAATGACCAGGATGCCATGAATGTTATGCTCAATCGGGCATGCGTATTTAAATCGCCATAAATATAAAAACGAATATTTAAAGAAACTCCTTTAAATATATTAAACATGACCACCGAATCATTTGACAAGATTGATATTTCAACGGAAACGATTATTGGAAAAACAAATTGTAAGATTAATATCGCTGAGCTTTTTTCATTTCTTCCAATCGTGCCTTATCAAGTTGTCCCCAAAAAGAGAGGTCGTCGCCCAAAAGACGAGAAAAAGATTGAACCTCAGAAATTACAAGATGGAGATATCATTACTTTGAAAATGGGTGACAATATTCGCGGTGTAGATCTAAAAACAAAGAAAAAATCGACAAACAATAACTATTTCCGTAACAGCATTACGATTGTGATGAGTTGTGACAATAAACTGATTAATTTTAAAATTAGTAAAAATGGCAAATTTCAATTTACTGGGTGTAAAAACGATTCACACTCACATCGTTGTCTATCGTATGTGATAGACTATATCTATTCTACTCCTCATAATAAGAAAATTGTGTCTATCCCACTTAACACACAACTCGAAGTCACCTATCTCACTGTGATGGCGAACATCAATTTTTCGTTAGGATTTTGTGTCAACAAGGAAAATTTGGATGATTATGTAAATAAAAACACAGAGTATTATTCTCTGTTGGAAACCACATTCGGGTATACTGGTGTCAATATTAAGATTCCTCTCCCCGATCTAAATAAGATTCCTATCACGAAAATGATACTTAGAGATCGTGAATGGAGCAAAGAGAGTCTTACGTATCAAGACTATTTGTCTATGCTTGATGAAAAGGAAAAGAATAAGGAGAGTGGTAAAAGTCGGTATAATACGTTCCTTGTGTTCCAAAGTGGAAACGTCATTTTGTCGTCGCCACACAAAGAGTGTATGCGTGACACGTACTTCGAATTTTTGAAAATCATCAATACGTGTAGAACGGTTATTGAGGAAAAAATTGTACAGAAATAAACAAAACAAAAATATGAATATTTTATATCAATTATAAAATATACCATTTAAATGATATATTTTATAAAATAAATATGAGCGGGTTACTATTCTTACAAACAGATGATTTTTCGATCCAACATGGTACAAAAGGAGATATTTTGTGCAATGGGATTCGAGGAATTAGTCTCATTTTATTTTATTCAACAAAATGTGAATATTGCCATAATCTTATTCCTGTATTTAAACGTCTTCCTGGAACGATTGGCGGATGCCAGTTCGGTATGATTAATATCTCAATGGAACATCGTATTGTCGAGATGAGTAAACACACGATTGCTCCTATCAAATACGTTCCTCTTATTATTTTGTTTGTTCATGGTAAGCCTTTTATTCGATATGATGGGCCCCATGATATTCAAGAAATCCAAAAATTCTTGGTTGAAGTTACGACCAAATTGCAAACAAAAGACAAATTTTCAAGTGATAAAGTAAAGGAATCTAAAAATGGTAAGGAAATACCGGCGTACACAGTAGGTCACCCGTTGTGTGGTCAAGATGAAGTTTGTTATCTTGATTTCGATGAAGCCTATCCGGGAAAGTAATCTAGTGTCTTTCTCCAATTTCTTCGTCGCTTTCATCGTTTTCTTCGCTCCCTTCATCTTCTTCATCGTCTTCAACTCCTTCTTCACCCTCTTCTATTTCTTCTTCTTCGCCCTCTTCTTCGTCTGTCCATTCTTCATCCCCATCCTCGTCCCTATCTTCGTCGTAGACTACACCCTCGTCGTCATAACCTTCACCACGCTGTTCGTGATAAAGGATCGAAAAGTAATCAAGGAGACGAGATTGGTAGTAGACTGATAGACGAGATTCGCCGACATGTTGGAGAATAAAAGAGAGAACTTCGATTATACGCTGTCGATACATTTCTATCTCAACGTGCGTTGTGTGACCTAATGTATAATTTGAATTTAGGAAAAAATCTTCCCAACCGTCGATAATATGACAGATGATACCAACTGGCCGTAGTGTAGATAGATAACACCGCGTAATGGGAAGCATGTGGTCTACAATACATCGTTTGGACATCATATAGTAAAAAAATGCTTCCATTCCGTTAATTTGGTTAAAAAAGATATGAACGATTTGAAGTAAGTCTTGATTTGTACACTCATTAAATAAACTCCACAAGTATGTTGCATCTTGTATGCCCGAAATACCAAATGTTTCAGGTAATATTCGATTTTCAGACATTATAATTATAATATTAATATTTATTAATAGTAAAATAGTAAAAATAGATACGATTTCGGCAAAATACCATTTTTTATATAAAAAATATAAAAAATTTAATAACGAAGGTTGAGTGGTTGTTTACCAATTCCCAATGTCATATTATGCGGGCCAGCAGAGATCTGGTAGGCCATTGCAAGTGTACGGTAACCATATGGGCAATTGCAAACATTTTGTGGGACACCTGGCGCGTTGGACATCGGGCCTGTGTCTTTGTTCATGGCAAAATTACCGTAGAGTGCAATGTCGTGTAAATCACGTTGAGAACGTGCGCCTTGTAAAACAGGCATTGTAGAATAAACGTTGATCATATTAGACATGTTTTTATAATATAAAAAAAAAATAAAAATTTAAAAATGATAATAAAATCTTATTTCGACTCGAATGTTAAAATATGCCCAAAGATCAAAAATCAAAGAAGAATTCATCTCGTAAACCAGGCGAAGTTGTAAAAGGTGATATTCCCCTAAAAGTGGATGGTACTGTTTATGGACAGATAACTAGTGTTTTAGGTGATTGCAATTTTAGAGTATTATGCTTTGACGGTCGTGAGCGTATGTGTCACCTTCGTAAGGCTGCTAAAAAAGGCGAGAGAGGTGTGTCAGGTGTTATCGTACTGGTGTGTCTTCGCGATTACCAAGACGATAAAGGTGATATTATTCACGTCTATACAAAAGATCAAACAATGCAATTGAAACAGATGAAATTGATTCCAACGAAAGTTTCTACCAATGATGAAACAGAAGTAGATACTAATGATGATGAAGAAACAGGTTTTGATTTTGGCGCAATTTAATTGAACAAAAAATCGTAAAAAATCATAAAAATGATGTAAGTCGGTAAAAACAAACAATTATCATAAATATCATTAAATCAAAATGAATTTTCCTAATTTCCCATTGTACCCTTCGTTAAAATCCGGTGAGTTTAAAGAACTTAGCGAAGCACAAAAAGACGAGCTCTTTGATATCATCAAAGATATAACGGATGAAAAGCAAGAACAGATATATGCTTTGATTCGAGCGTATCATCTCGATCATGACAATCAAATCCAAGATCTTCCTTATGGTGGAAAAATATTAAAAAGCGGTATTAAATTTGACATCGACTGTCTTCCCAGCAACTTACAGTCCATTCTCTATCAATTTGTAAAGATTAAATAAGTTTAGTTTAAAAAATTAATAATTTTTTAAATAAAAGACATGGATCTTTCTAAATATTTACCTAACTATCCTGATTTCGATGATCGCCATGCCAGTGAGACATTGTCAATTCTTAGCGAACACCGAGATGTACTTCCATATCTTTCGATATCGCGTAAGAATGAGTTTTATGAAACAAAGTTACAGAGCGAAGAAAGGAAACCGGAACATCCAGGTGAATGGATGAAACATCAAATATTTATGTCACGTTTTATCAGCGGACACACACCGTATTCGCGTATGTTATTAATGCATGAGCCTGGTACCGGTAAAACGTGTACGTCCGTTGCGGTAATTGAAACCATTCGTAAAAACTGTAAGGATATCAATGGCGCACTGGTATTGATGACAGGTGATGCCCTGATACAAAATTATAAGAATGAAATCGTTTATGTATGCACAGACGGAACATACCGTCCTAAACATTACAATAAACTTAATAAACGACAGCGACAGATTCGTATTAAGAAAAACTTGGACGTATTTTACGAATTTCAAACCTATGACAAATTTAGCAGTCTTCTTCAAGACGAGTGGAATGATGAATATGTAAAAAAGACATATAGTAATAAAGTCATTGTGTTAGATGAAGTTCATAATTTAAGACAGCATGATCCAAACTTAAAATACCATTGGTCTGAGCTTAGGAAAAAATCCAATCTATCGAGCGACGAAATACGGATATTTGAGATATTGAACCCCAAATATATCTCTGATAAGCCGGAAACGGTTAAAATTCCGCCTGAGCAGCTCAATTTGATCTATTCGTTGTTATCGCTAAAACGTTATACAAACATCTATAAATTTTTGCATCTAGTAACAAATTGTAAAATTTTATTGCTATCAGGTACGCCTATGCGCGATCAGCCAGACGAGATCGTTGATATCATGAATCTCATTTTACCATCGTCGGAGCGTCTTATCGCAGAAACCTATTTTAATAGCCACACCCTAATTCCTGAAAATATACCACGGCTTAAAACGGCTCTAAAAGGCCGAGTAAGTTACTTGAAAGCCATGAAAAGTAGTGTTCGCAAAGAATATCAGCGTAATCCGTCCTATCCATTAGACTTGTCGAGTCTTGTATTATACGGGTTGAAAATGAGTCCTTTTCAGACAGAAGTATACAATATGGCAAAACAAGTCGATACAGAACGCCAGGGAATTTATAGTTTTTCGAGACAAGCCAATTTATTTGTTTTGGGTAATAAAACGTACGGACGAGACGCGTATCAACAAGTGATACAGGGGTACGATCTAAATAGTTTACTTACAGAGGATACAGCCAAATTATCTGGTCGAGCCAAACTGACTAAGATGATTGATAATCTTTACAAATATAGTTGTAAGTATGCAGAGTGTATTAAGAAGATTTTTGAATTTCCTGACCAAACACATTTTGTGTACACAGAGTTTGTGAAAGGTAGTGGTGCCATTATATTTAAAAAGATACTTGATTTGTTTTCATTTGAACAAGCGAAGATATATGTTCGTGATGATGTTCAGCCTGCGTACGTAGATGATGATGATGACGAAGAAGACGAAGGTGATGAAAAGAAAGAACAAGGAGAGGAGATCGATATGTTAATAAAGAGAATGGTTGCAAAGAAGAGATACGCAATTTTGACGGGTGACACGTCTAGTGAAATTTCTCTTCTTACCAAAGTATTTAATCATGAAAGTAACAAGGACGGAAATTACATTCAAGTTGTGATCGGTAGTTCCATTGTGTCCGAAGGGTTTACCTTAAAAAACGTCCAGAATGTCCATATTTTAACACCGGATTGGAATTTTAGCATACTTGATCAAGTGATTGCACGAGCGCATCGTTTGTTCTCACACAACGCGTTATTAGCATCCTACCCAGAGCGCGACATTCACGTAAAAATTTATTTGTATTGCGCTGTTCCGGATAATTGTGATGACGATCTTGCAGACTGTTCTATAGATTATCGTATGTTTTCGGGAAGTCAATTAAAAGACCGAAATATCAAGGCGGTAGAACGTGTGTTAAAAGAGGTAAGCGTTGATTGTTATGTAAATAAGGATAGAAATCAATCCAAATTCCCAGACATCGAGAATTATACAAGAGAGTGTGAGTATCAAGATTGTAATTATCAATGTGATGGAATACCAGTAAATGCCGTGATTGGAGATGTCGTAGAAGACATACAAGAAAATCGTTTCTCACTTGATTATTCGACCTATAACTTATATTACGATGAAAAGGAGATTACCGCCATCACACAGGAGATCGTAGACATATTTTCCCGACACACAAAAATGAGATTGAGTGAATTATTAAAGAAAATTACCGGAAAAAATGAATTAAGTATCTTAAAATCCATTTATCAAATGATCATTATGAATACCGTGATTATTGACCGTTTGGGGAATCACTGCTTTCTTCGAAGTGAACATGATTATATTTATCTGACGTATAAGGCAGATCGTAAAAGTGTATTGTTTGATCAATATTATATCGATCATTTTCCATTACAACGCTTTGAATTTAAAGAATCTTTCTATTTTCGAGAATATGTTAAGCAAATGATTGAAAATTTCAAGAAAACAAACGATATAAAGCAACTTTTACCAGAAATACAAGAAATGGTATTGGAGCAATGTTTTGAAGGCGAAGAAAATTCCGAAAAAGAAAGAATAAAGAATTTATTTACGGGTTATTTCAATGTTCTTGAAGATCGAACAATCGTGTCAATGATACTAGAAAAAATAAGATGTAAGCCATACGGGGGGCGATGGCAATATTGCGATCACTCCAACCATCAAACACTTGATTTTATCAGCTCTAATCAGTCGGTATGGGATATCGTAGGACAGATTCGCGAAAATGATTTTTATATCTTTTTCCCATCCGTATATCTTCAAGCGGTAGATCGTCGCACAAAACCTTCTGGATTAAAATGTGGAACAGGCGAATTACAAAAAAATGGACTTGTACAATTATTTGTTAAGTTACGTATTCCTATTGATGAGACCGACATAGGCGATGTGTATACAGAATTGTCTGAGGACATCGAAGAACGTTCTCGAAAGGTGTTAGATGAATACGTTCGTCGTAATAAGCAACCTTCCAATAAAGAAGGTCTTCTTGAATTGTTACGTACGACGTATCTTGAAGAAGACAAAGAAAGTAAAGGTAACTGGAAGATAAATGAATGGATTCGATATTTGCATTGGAAAAAGATGAAGGGATATGTGTTTTGTGAAAAATTAAAAGAATGGCTGTCTCATAAAAATTTGTTATTCGATAAATTTGGAAAACTCATAAAAAAATAATATTTTTTTTTCTTTTCTTCATCAATAATAAAAGATGTCTATATCTCTATTAGGTTCCATTAACGTTTGCAAAGTCAACACGGGTTATGCCAACAAGATTCAATCAGACCGCTTTGAAAATCCAGATGCCATGACATGCCCCCTTTGGAATGGTCAAGACAGTTTTGGACGTTTCGTACACCCTGATTCTTTTTACACAAAAAATGGTGGCTGCAATTCTGCTGATGATCGCGTTGCAGTCGAGAATTTCCTTCGTCCTCAGTACATGGAATATGTTGCTCTTGACGCCGCTGGTTTCCGTAGCCCAAACATGTTCGGTAACCCATCTCAGGGCCAATTAAAGGAAGGATGGGATGCCAATCCTGCCAATAACCAATTAAACATTGATGCTCGCATGACTCGTCAGGATGCTCAAGATGTTTACAAAATCACGGGAAGCGCCGGCTACCAATACAGCAACAATGCCACATTACGTGACACTGGATACAACGGTGTTACCGGTGGTGGTTCATCTGGCTGCGGACGTCGTTACGGTAACAAGATCGAATCGTTTACGTACGATACACGCGGTGAGCAGAACTATGAAAATCGCATGGGAATGCAAAATTACCAGGGCGAAATTAGTAACTGCGAAAAGTGCGCCAGTGGTTTCTAAAACCAATTTAAAAATCTTATTCATAATACGTAATATCATGAATAACCTGAATAATAACGTAAACGTAAACGAAAAACGGGTAGATATTTCCGTGTTTTTAGAACGTCTTATCGATCAATATAAAAACAAGCAGCTTACAGAAGATCAGGAAAGACGAATTACAGAGTTCTACTTAAAAGAATGCTATTTGAATGAGTCTTCGAAAGAGTCTTGGAATGAACAGAAAGAGTCTTCGAATGAACGGAATGACCCGAATGACTCGACTGACAACTCGTTCAAGTATTTAACAATGGGATGGTATATCTACGAGCATCTAATTAAAAAAAAATAATTTATTAAATCACTTAATAAATGTCTGACAAAAAACTAAGAGCGTTTATGAAACAAAATCTTGAAAAAGAAAAAACGTTAAATTTTACCAAAACGAAAATGGCAAAGTTGAAAGCTTCGGCCGGTCCGGGTGAACCTGTGAAAGATCATGTAAAAATTGGAATGTTAGCTGCAACATTCGGACTTCCCCCGGCAAGCAAAAAATTTAAAACAGCACAGAAAAAACTTCGTGCGGATAAAACCTTATTGCCCGACGCGTGGCGTAACGATGTTGTCCCTACTCCAAATGATGCCGATAAAGAAAAATACTATAAAAAAGTCGATCTCAACCCTACCAAATATAAACTCGCAACTCGTCCTCAGGCCCAGAAAAAGTGCGGTTCTTGTTTCGCGTTTGCATGTGCGACTGCCATCAGCGATGCGTTCGTTTTTGGTAAAAATTTAGCCTATAATCCATTAACCAGTCCATTGGATATTTTATCATGTGTTAGCGATGACTCAAACGCCAAATGTGACGGTGGAAACCCTCTCGGTGTTTTATCCTATCTCGCCGAGAATAAAGGAATTACAAGCAGCTATTGTACGAGTTATGATAATTGGGTAGCGGGTGATAATCTTACATCCGAAGCGGTGCCACCATGTGCCGGTTGTTACATTAAACAATGCGATCCTAAACCTAAACCCAATCGTTATCAAATCAAACCCCCCACATTTATTTCATCAAGTGACGCAGAATCCGAAACATCCAAAATAGAGGGTGTGGGTGATTCAGCGGTCTATGAAATCAAATCACATCTCTTGCAATTCGGCTCTGCTATCGTCGGCTTTCCTGTCCTTAATAACTTTTTAAACGATCCAGATGGAAGTTTTCACGAAACAAACGGTGTTTACTTTGAAAATAAAGTATATGAAGCTGGTAAAAATGGCGATAGTGCAAAAGGTGCTGAACACAAAAAAGGCGACGATCCATTTGTATGTGCCGGAGGTCACGCCGTATGTATTACTGGTTGGGGTTTATCCGCCAAACCCATTACTGTCTTTTTCCCGAATGACACGGATCCCAATAAAAAAGCGATCACCTTACAAAATTGTCCATATTGGGTCTGTCGTAATTCGTGGGGAAAAGAATGGGGTGATGGTGGTTATTTTAAGATGGCGATGTATCAAAAAATCACACAAGATGGGGCAGAGTATGAAGTCAATCCTAATGTCGCGTTTGAGAAGTTTCGAGTATATCAGGCGAGAATGATGGATAAAGACGGAAAAATTAGTGTACAAGAAATGCCTATTGGTGGTGTCATTATGATTGAACCAGCTGATATTGTTCCAGATACACAAGAACCACGCGATGCACCTCCTTATACAAATGAAGAAATGAAAAAGTTCTATTGTTCAGATAGTGAATTGCCTCCTCCACCGAGTAGTGGCGGTGAAAGTAAATCGAAAAGTGATCCTGGACCGACACCAAAGCAAAATAACGTATCTCAGAATTCTAAATCATCATCGTCTAAAACGGCTTCCAAAACAAACTTATCGAGTAGCGGAAGTGCGGGTGACAGTGGAAGTAGTAGTGGCAGCGGGAATGGATGGTTATTTTTCTTTCTATTAATTTTGTTAATATGTGCAGGGATTTATTATTTCAAATATTATAAAAAGGGTTAAAAATTTATTTATTTCTTATAAATAAATGTTTTCAGTCAATCCTGATTCAATATTTTCCTCTTATACAATATCTATTCTGAAAGGAAAAGAGTTAGGAGGAGGTGGTGGTGGAAGTGGAACAGGTCCAACAGGTCCGACAGGTACGGATGGTTCTGCTGTAAATACTGGTGCAAAGGGTGACACCGGTGATATTGGCCCAACGGGTTTACAGGGTCCAACAGGTGTGGATGGTTCTGCTGTAAATACCGGCGCAAAAGGTGATACCGGTTCGATTGGACCGACCGGTCAACAAGGTTCGACAGGTCCGGCAGGCACGTCTGCTAATACCGGTGGCACAGGGCCAACTGGTTCAACGGGAGAAAAAGGTGATACAGGTCCAGCCGGGTTTGCATCTAACACCGGTTCAACAGGCCCAACGGGCAATGACGGTGCTGCTGGTGCAGATGGTGCAACGGGTCAAAAAGGTGATACGGGATCAGTTGGACCAACTGGGCCCGCAGGAAGCGGAGGTGGTTCTCTCCCGTCTGGAACGAATTATGGCGATTACCTCTATTGGGACTCGAATACATCGACCTACGCGGTAGGTGATGCAAATGTCATAATCGGCGGAAACGCCGGTAAAACAAATCAAGGAACAAACGCTATTGCAATTGGTTTTAACTCTGGCACAAATAACCAGCGTTCGAACGCAGTTGCCATAGGTGTTAGTGCCGGTCAAAATACACAAGGAACAAACTCAGTTGCGATTGGACAACTTGCCGGTAATTCGGTGCAGGGTTCATCTGCTGTTGCTGTTGGGCCAACATCTGGAAGAACCAATCAGAACAATTTTGCTGTTGCTGTTGGGTCCAATGCAGGTGGAGCAAATCAGGGAGTTGCCTCGGTTGCTATTGGTTCTCTTTCCGGTTTTAGTACACAAGGATCGGCGGCTGTTGCTATTGGTAGCGGTGCCGGAAACAATAATCAAGGCCAATCCGCAATTGCGATTGGAAATAGTGCCGGTGGTCAGACTCAGGGATCGGGCGCGTCTGCAATTGGCTTTCAAGCGGGTTACTTTCAACAAGGTGTGAATGCAATTGCTTTTGGTACTTATGCTGGAAATAGTAATCAGGGAGCGAATGCTATTGCAATTGGTAATAATGCAGGTTCTTCCAATCAGGCATCAAACTCTATTGTTTTGAATGCAACTGGAATTGTGTTGAACGCTGCGATTTCGGATGCTTTTTACGTTGCTCCGGTGAGAGCCGATATTACACAAATCAAGGTGTTAGGTTATGACACAACGACTAACGAAGTTACTTATTTTAATACACCGTCGGGCGGAGGTGGTTCTCTCCCAGCTGGAACGAATTACGGCGATTACCTCTACTGGGATTCAAACACATCAACCTATGCAGTGGGTGATGCAAATGTTGTGATCGGAGGAAATGCAGGCTCAATTAGCCAAGGAGCAAATTCTGTCGCGATTGGCCTCAATGCTGGACAAAATACACAAGGATTAGAATCCGTTGCCGTTGGTCATGGTGCCGGAAATAATGAACAGGGGGCGAATACCGTAGCGGTAGGTGCTTATGCAGGTCAGCAATTACAGGGGGCAGAATCCATTGCTGTCGGTATTTATGCCGGTTCTGATAACCAGGGGATATCTAGTGTCGCGATTGGATCCGGTGCAGGAAGAAATACACAAGGGGCTCAGTCTATCGCGATTGGCCTCAATGCTGGTGTCAACAGCCAAGCAGCCAACTCTATTATTTTGAATGCAAGCGGAAGTGTTCTCGACAGTGACATTAGCGTAACCGATCCGGCATTATATGTCGCACCTGTTCGCGCTGATATCACACAAACAAAAGTATTAGGTTATAACACCACGACAAAGGAAGTAACCTATTTTGACACTCCAACAGGCGGTGGTGGCTCACTCCCACCGGGAACGAATTATGGTGATTACCTTTATTGGGATTCAAATACATCGACCTATGTTGTAGGTGATGCAAACATTGTGTTGGGAGGAAACGCAGGAGCAAATTCCCAGCAGTTTGCCGCGATTGCAATAGGTAGTAACGCTGGAAATAGTAATCAGGGAGCTATTGCTATCGCCATGGGTATTAACGCCGGGGCAAATTCCCAACATTATAGTGCGGTTGCAATTGGTAGCTACGCGGGTTTACAGGACCAGGGAGACTATGCAGTTGCGATTGGAAGTGATGCCGGAAGTAACATACAAGGCAATGATTCAGTAGCGGTTGGACATCTTGCCGGTTCAAACAATCAGGGAGCATATTCAGTTGCAATTGGTCTTGCCTCTGCTCTATTTACACAGGGAACAGATGCCATTGCAATTGGCGACGCATCGGGACAATATAATCAAGGACAAAATACAGTTGCGATTGGTTCTATTGCAGGAAGATACGGACAAGGAACGTCTTCAGTTGCGATTGGTAATGCCACTGGTTATAATTATCAAGGGCAAAATTCTGTTGCAGTTGGTCCTAATGCTGGTCAAAATGATCAGTTAGACTATTCGGTTGCGATTGGTGCCAATGCTGCAATTGATTCAGGAGGTTTTATTGGAGGCGAATGGTTAGCATATAAACTACCGAACGCAATCGTATTAAAATACTACCAACTTGCCGCCTATGTCTATAATGTTGATCCCGATTATGACTCTGAAAATCCTTATCAATGGTATTTACTTGCATCGAATGATGGTTTGAGATGGACTACAATCGATTACCAAACAGGCCAAGATAATACAAAATGGGCAAATGTAAATGTAGATGCCGTGCCTCAATACTATAATACTTATACCGTACAAAATAATACAAAGGCCTACCAATATTACCGTTTGGCCATAACAAGCAGAGACCCTTCTGTTAATACATTTAATTATTATGGTATTTGTATGTATGCATTTAATTTAATTGAAGATGGCGCGACATTAACAGGTGATCCGGGACATGAATTTGTTGCAAGCGGTAACGTCTACCCTAACGTATTATTAACTTCTGGGGATGATCAGGGCTATGTTACAACACAGTCGGTAAACTTTGCAGGAGGTAACCAACTTTACGTACTAAGTTCTCAATATCAATCGCAGACATTAGGAAGTCTTGAAAACACTAATATATGTACAAACGATGTATACTATTCTAGTTTATATAATCCAATTTATGATTTCTTCGAACCGGCTAACACCTATGCATTTGAATCCGGTAGTAATAGCATTTCAATTGGAAAAAGCGCGAATCAAAATGGACAGGCTAATCAGTCAATTGCTATTGGTAATAACGCAGGTCATATAAGCTCATCTGGATTTGCAGAAGGTGAATGGATTCAGTACAAACTACCTAGCGCGATTGTATTAAAATATTACCAACTTGCATGTAATTGGGTTGATTATAACGTTGCAACTAATTACTATGATGTAGAGAATCCTTATGAATGGTCATTACTTGCTTCTAATGATGGAATAAGTTGGTTTGTAATTGATTTCCAAACAGAACAAGACTATACAAAATGGACGCCTGCAACAGGCCTGGCTGAACAATACAATACGTATACGATCCAAAATAATACAACTGCTTATCAATATTACCGATTAGTTATTACCAGAACAGATCCTGCTCAAAACCAAGGATTCCCGTACGTTGATCTTTCTGGCTTTAATTTAATTGAAGGTGGAACGTTAACAAGCCAAGACGGTCATGGATTTTTAGATCCAACATCAGGAGGAACTGCTTTTCCAACTTTGTTATTAACATCGGCAAATGAATCAGGTTATGAAACATCCCAATCTCCTGGATTTATTAGATATTCCAGTTCTTCCGATCCTAGTGCAAATGGATCTTATTTGTTAAGTGCGCAATATGCGTCACAAACTTTTGCTAGTCTTGTGTACGCATATATCGAGTCAGCTGATCTTTACGTCGGTGGATTTACACCCGATACATATGGTACATACAGTCCTGAGAACAATGGTTTTGGTTACATGACTACCATTTATGGATTAGGAACATTAGTAGGAAACAGTGTTGCGATTGGTACCAATGCTGGAAAGGGTGGGCAAAAAGAATATGCCATCGCCATCGGAGCTAACGCTGGTCCAAATAACCAGGCCGCTAATACGATTATTCTAAACGCGTCGGGAGTTGACCTAAACAATGATACGACTGATCCGGCACTTTATATATCACCCATTCGCGGCGATGTCACACAGACTAAGGTCTTAGGATATAATACGACGACCAAAGAAGTTACCTATTTTGATGGCGGCGGCGGATCATCACTCCCAGCCGGGACAAATTACGGTGATTATCTCTACTGGAATGGATCTACGTATGCAGTGGGTGACACAAATGTGGTGATGGGCGGACATGCTGGTGAAACGAATCAGGGTCCTGGTTCTGTTGCGATCGGTTACGGAGCAGGAACAAATAACCAAACGATAGGTTTACCGTCTACCATTGCAGGTGAATGGTTTCAGTATGTTCCTGCATCTCCTATTACTCCTACCTATTTCCAGATAAGTTTTTCCAATCAATACAACTTTGCAAATGACTTTTCAATTGTTGCATCAAATGATGGATCAACGTGGACACAAATTGGTCAACAGCTTAATGTTTCACCATCTTCGATTATACCAGCAGGATCTGGTTACAATACTTACCCTGTTTTCGCCGCCATTCCGTATGATTATTTTCGTGTGATTTTTACACATAATGATCCGGTGTCGTCTCCTGGTATTAGTGTAGTTGCTTTTAATTTAATTGTGGGGGGAACAATCGATATCAACGGTCTTTCGGTAGGTGGTACGGCCTATCCAGGAATATCGGTTCCAGGTGGAACGTGGTCTCAAACGAGTGGTTTTAGTCTTGGAACGGCCGATGATTTATCAGGAAGTCCTCAAACTCTTCCTACAAAATCTAGCGGTGGCATTATTTGCAATAATCCTGCTTATTATGAACCTGGTACGGGTAATTATCTCGGTTCGGAAACAACAAGTGCCAGTGTTAATCTTGGAAATAGCATTGCCATTGGATATCAGGCGGCGCAGAATAGCCAGGGATATCAATCGATTGCAATTGGTGTATTGGCCGGCCAAGACGTCCAAAACATTAACGCAATTGCGATTGGTGGGTCGGCTGGCGCAAACAATCAAGGAACAAACGCCATTGCCATTGGTCAATATGCTGGTCAAACCAACCAAGCGGCCAATTCGATCGTGATTAATGCAACAGGAACATCTTTATCGACAGTAGAAGCAAATTCATTCTACATCGCACCAGTTCGCGCTGACGTTACACAGGTAAAGGTATTAGGTTACGACGCTACTACCAGCGAAGTTACCTATTTTGATACACCTTCTAGTGGGCTACCAGCTGGAACAAACTATGGTGATTATCTATATTGGAACGGATCAACCTATTCCGTTGGCGATTCCAATGTTGTAATTGGTGGTAATGCTGGTCAGTATTCACAAGGAAATGGTGCTGTTGCTGTTGGAAGTGGAGCAGGAACCGAAAACCAAGGCGGCTTTGCTGTCGCCGTTGGTCGATATGCAGCCAATACAAACCAGCAAGAATATGCAACAGCTATTGGATATACGGCCGGACAGACAAATCAGGGAACTTTCGCAGTTGCAATTGGTTCACAGGCGGCACAATTCGAACAGAGTAATGACGCCATTGCCATTGGTCAAACAGCTGGTCAAACTTCGCAAGGCGAAAGTGCGATTGCAATTGGTTACCAAGCGGGGCAAAATATTCAACATTCTGGTTCGGTCGCAATTGGTGTAGCTGCCGGATTTTCAAATCAGCAATCTGACAGTATCGCGATTGGTCGGGAAGCGGGGAAATACTTACAATATGGTATTGCTATTGGAAAATTTGCTGGACAACAAAAACAACAAAACAACACGATCGCTATTGGTTATTTTGCGGGACAAATCACCCAGGGCGCTGATAGTATCGCGATTGGTCGTGACGCAGGAAATTACGGACAGAACGCGGATTCTATTGCCATTGGTTACCAGGCAGGTTTTACAAATCAAGGAGCTAACGCAATTGCCATTGGCTTTCAGGCTGGATATGATTCACAACCAGATGGTAGTATTATCATCTCTAACGGCAGTCTTTCTCAGGCTACGCAACAAAATGCATTGTATATCTCACCTGTACGTTCTGAAACCAATTCACAAGTACTTGCCTATAACACAGCCACAAAAGAAGTGACACGTTTTTCGGGTAACTTTTTACCGGCCGCAACTGTATATGGACAATATTCTATTTATAACGGTTCAAGTTGGGTTGTTACAGGTGATCAATCGGTATCGTTAGGAAGAAGTGCTGGTCAAAACAATCAAGAGCAATTTGCCACCTCAATTGGATATTTGGCCGGACAAAATAGCCAGGGAGGATATTCGGTTGCCGTGGGCGCTAATGCGGGAAGTTCGGTTCAGGGATCAGGTTCTGTTGCAATTGGTGTGAGCGCGGGACAATTTACGCAGGGAACGGAAGCTATCGCGATTGGTGTAAGCGCGGGCAGTGGTTTAACAGTCGGCCAAGCTTCTAGATCTATTGCGATTGGCTACCAAGCTGGTAGAGAGTCACAAAATTATTCAAGTATCGCTATTGGCAGTTTAGCCGGAAACTCCTTTCAAGGAACCGCTGCAGTTGCAATCGGTTCCAATGCTGGTCAATCTACGCAGGGATTTTATGCGGTTGCTGTTGGTAATAGTGCCGGTAATAACGCGCAGGGAACTGCTTCGATTGCAATTGGATACAGCGCGGGCAATGGTGTTCAATTAGGACCACCCGGTTTTGAAGTTTTAAATCAAAATTCTATTGCAATTGGTTATCAAGCGGGTAATCAATACTACAACAGTGTCGCGATTGGTTACCAAGCGGGACAAAATTTTCAAGGAACAAACTCAATCGCGATTGGTTACCAAGCGGGTCAAAATAACCAAGGAGACAATTCAATTGTCCTTAATGCATCAGGGGGGCCGTTAAATGGGTCGAGCAATTCCTTTTATGTTAAACCTATCCGTGAAACACCAGGAGGAGGAGCTTTTGGTACTAATTTATTAGCTTATAATCCGGGAACATTCGAAGTTACTTATTACAGTGCTAAGACCTTCGTTATCCAACACCCGGATGAAGCCGATCAATACCTTGTGCATGCATGTCTCGAAGGACCGGAAGCAGGTGTCTACTACCGTGGCGAGGGCGTTATTGCGGATGGTGAGAAGAAAGTCAGTATCACTCTTCCTGCATATGTTAAGAATCTTGCAACAGACTTGACCGTTCATCTTACACCAGTGTTGAATGACGATGATATTGAAGACGAGACTCCTCTCAATCTTCGTTCGACTCGTGTCTGCGATAACAGCTTCACAGTGTACGCCAATAAAGCGGTCGCATTCCATTGGATGGTATTCGGTAAGAGAGGTGACGTCAAGGCGGAAGTCAATAAGAGCGATGCGGTCATGAGAGGTGATGGACCATACAGATGGTTAGACACTCGTTAAATTAAAGACGATTTTTATAGGATATTTATAAAAATCTCATTTGCGCGGAAGAGAACGCGGTGATAACATAATACGGTGATGAAGAATTGGCTGTTGGATCTCATTTTTATTATCGCTAGACTCAGTCTTTGAGCGATATCGGTAAATACAATATGTAATAATAGACAAAAACAATACTGAACTACCAGCAATATAATAAATCATAGCCCCATTTACTTCTGGTGGTGTATTAGGAGACGGTTGTATCGTTGGAGGCGGTGCAGTTGGAGGCGTTGTTGGGACAGGTGATGTTGGTGACGGAGACGGTTGTGTCGAAACGTAAGGGTCTTGGTCTGAAAAATGATAAGGGTTTACGGTAGTAAATGTTGCATCTGTGGTAATGCCATTTGTAAGGACCAACGTAACCGGGTTAATCGAATCGAGTAGAACATCGCATTTTAAATTGTTATAGGTCTGGAAAAAACGTGTGGCAAGAAATGTAAATAAATTCGATGCCGCGTTCATATCCGGGGATGGTTGGGTCGTAAACAGTGCCTTATTTTCTTGCATTCTAGTAAGTTGATTGGTAAGATGACCGCAGAATGGTAATGTATCCGCTTGTTGAATCGTTGTGAGTTGCGGTTGATTAATTCCTCTGCGATACAAATTATTTTTGAGTATACTTGGAACTGTAATTCCGTTGACGATCACACGTGTCATGGGATCACGGGCTGGAAGCATGACCATGGGAGACTGTTGTCGAAATGTTGCGTGAAGTTCATTTAGAATCAAAGACGCGGTTTTGGCACCTGAAACATCGCTTAGTAGCGGGGCGAGGTAGCCTGTACAACCCATCGCCGCATTCATCGTTACCAGTAAACGATTGTCACTTCCATTTTTTAGAATGATAAAACCTGGGTGAGTTTGACGATTGATAACGGTATCTTGAAAGATCTTCATGGTGACGGGATCAAGTAGATAGGTTGTGACAAGATTATCACTTGGATCTTGATCGACCAGCATAAAATGGCGTGTCGTTAAACACTCTTTACCGTCATTGGCCATGCCTAATGGCGGAATCGGTGGAACAAGTGGTAGCCCGTTATTGATACGTGTATTGATCTGGTCTAACACGGTGTCCGAATTACAGTACGCAAATTGTCCAAAAATATCGTTCCCGGTGATACCATTCACGCATCTTCCAGCAAGAACGTTTTCAGGTGGAGTGAGGCGTAGTGTATTGGCATTTGTTCCGAAGGAAAGAGAAACGATGGTTGCGGCAGTAACGGTAAAGGGTGTAGGTGGGATTAGAGGTGTTTTACCGTCAGTGACAACAAGCGGGTGGTAGACGTTGATGTGACCGGTGTCTGTGTCAAATAATGTTGCTTCTACAAATGTAGCGGTCAGTGGATTTTCCATTGTGCACGGATCAGCAGGGTTGGCACTTTGCAGACGATAGGGTGTTAAAAGACCGTTATTGGATAACGGAAATGCGGGCACGACAAGAATACAATCGGCTGCAAAGATGGGTGTAATAAGTAGATATAGTAAACATACTAAAAATAGCAGCATATTTATTATGATTTTATTATGATTATGTTAATGTTTTAATGTTTAATAAAACTTTATAAAGTTTAAATTTATAAAGTTAACGTTGGCATTTTTCAATGAGATGAATGAATACATGGAGCCATTTCCAAATGACCGTTTTGTTTTCATTGTCCATATCATCAAACAGGCGTTTGTAGTTTGTGGTTTGCGGCGATCCGCCTCCAAATTGTGCAAACATGTCATTAATTTTATCATGAAACGACGATGGATTTCCGGCGAGTGCATTCTTAATAGCAACTTTTACTGCTTCTTTTTCTGGTAGTAGATAATGCGATAAAATGGGAACAAGATCGGTAATGGGAACACGGTCTTTTACCATGATGCGATAGATAACAAAATCGCCTTCATTGGGAAACATATCAATTAATTCGTCAAAAAATGAGACTAGATTCTTATGAAGTGTCTGCATGGCTTGAATGGATTCAGACATCTCTTTTTAAATAAAAGTACTTGTTTAAATTATTATTTTACAATTTTACAGATACAGTTGTATTTTGTGGTGTTGAATTTCATATCTGTTACTGAGACTGTTACGTCGGTCTGTTTGGTGATAACCTGTTTTGTACTTGTGTGGACGAAAGTATCATTTTTATACTCCCATTCGGGAGATAGGTATGTTTCGGGGATGAATAGACTAATTGATTGGTAAAGCTTACCGAAAATACCTTTTGCGATGATTAACGTTGGTTGAAACGTAAAAATTGTTCCTTTTTGAGGGAGGACTCTGCTTACGTTCATTGTAACCTCAATGTTGATATGACATGAATCTTTGCTAATACGATTTTGGATATTCAATATATCATTTATATTTAAAATCAACCCATCTTTCTCGTCGCACACTTTTTCGTACTTTTGGCGAATAAGATGTGCGATGGTTTCCTCCATATTTTCGTCCATAATAGCCGGTGTCACACAGATGGTCTTAGTGATTTTAACAGTTTCAGTCATGTATTAAATATGATTATCAATCTGTATTAATAATATATTTACCAATTTTATTTTTTTAATAATAAATGAAGAAATCGCCAGCGAAGAAACCTGTCGTAAAGAAATCACTCGTAAAGAAATCGCCAGCGAAGAAACTTGCCGTAAAGAAATCGCCCGTGAAGAAATCACCTGAAAAGAAGAAAGAGAAGAAAGAGAAGAAAGAGAAAGGTTGCACACAGCAAGTGGCCAAAAAATACATGGATCGACCATCTCCTCCCTTTCCGGCTAACGAATGCTGTGACCAAGAGAAGGTAGGAAATGACGGTGCAATGTATGTTTCCAGGGCCGATAAAAATGGAAGATGTGCTTGGAAAAAACTGAATTAAAATTTAAAAAAAATATATATTAATAAATGTCATCGGACGATTCAAAAGACCAACCTGTTCCAGTTCCGGATACAGTTGAAATGGTTATTGCGTCCGTTTCAGAATCTGTTACAAATGTAGCTGATGTAATTGTTCAATCAATTGACAATTCGAATGCCGCCTCAGTTAACTCAACCGCTGCGTCTATTTCAAGTGCGGTAAAGGATGATGTCCAGACTATTTCAAGCGCTGTCAATACTGTAGCTGTAACCGCGAAAGATCTATACAAATCGCCTCTTTCAACCATTCTTACGATTTGCGGCCGTTCTTTATTAAAAGATACACCTGTATCCCAAAATAACATTATTCTAATTGCCCATAATGTCATGGAATCGATTGAATCGTTAAAAACATTGCATATTATGCAAAATATCAAGGGTGAACAGAAAAAACAACTTGCCATTGACTGTCTTCACTGGATGGTTAATAACAACGATGAACTGTCAAGTGACAAAAAAGTCTTGATTAACATATTGATCGACACAGTTGTTCCTAATACGATTGATACCCTGATTGCTATTAGCAACGGAAAGTCAGAACTTGCGTCCGCGGTTGTTAATAAATGCTGTATTATTTCATAAATTTAAATTTTTATAAACTATATTATAAAAATGTCCCAAGTAGATTATGATCAAAAAATACAAGAGATAAATAAATTGAAGATCAGCGATTCTGAAAAATCAAGACGAATTCGTGTTTTGTTATTACAAAAACAAGCCGGTGAAGTTAAAACGGCGAAGGCGGATATCATTACGATGAAAGCGGTTGAGAATAAACCCATAATGATGAAAGCGACTGTGAATAAACCTGCTGTAAGATTAGTGGAAAAACCGGTAAAAGTTGTTAACAATGACTTTTTTCGTGAACAGCTTCATGCCATTCACAGAGACGGATCTCTTAACAATGAAGAGAAACATGCTAAAATAAAAGCCTTTATTGAAAATAAACCTGAACAAAATGTGGCGGCTGTACACGAATCGGTTGAACGAATTCGAGAGATTCATGCCATTCGTAAACAAAACTTGAATCCTCGTGAAAAAATGAATAAAATTCAGGCATTACTTAAAAAAAGTAATGTTCGCGTCGTACAACAACGTTCGGTTGACCCAATTAAAGAGAAGATTACAGCTGTTCATAAAGAACACATTAGTTTAGAAGAAAAAAAGTTAAGAATTCAAGCTCTTATGAAAGAAAGACATGCGTAAAACATTCGTAAAACTTTTTAAAAAATAAAATTTTATTATATATAAATGTCTCATAAATCATTTCCCTATGCAAGAATTGCGACATTTGGTCAATTAAATCCGGTCTTACGTACAGACCCCGTTGGATATTCTATCTATAAAGACATCGATTCTTCGTTTGATATTGGTCCAACGTCGCGTTTATTTGGACCCGAACAACCCAACTCTCAACTTTATATGGCAGAAAAATGCGCAAAACAATGGGATGGGGCATGCGAATTATTATCTCGAAACAATGATGGTACAAAATGCAATGCCGGTAAAATCGAATCTCCTCTATTCAAGACCCCATCCCCTCCTGGTATGACAATCGGCGACTTCCTTGTAGAAAACTCGGCCGTGCTTAAATTCTGTGATATGTCTTCTTGTAAAATGACACACGAATCCTATAATCCAATGGATCCTTCTTCTCCTTATGTAACATCTTATACAGGCGATGGTTACACAGAATGTCTTCCCGTGTGTAGACCTCCGTCTAATCCTGACACCGATATTGTATTGAACAAGGTGTTGGATAAACCTCATCTTCATGTTGATTTACTAGTCAATATGTATCGCAATGTTTCAAAAGACGAACGAGCAAAATATGCCAACACGCGTCTAGGTATGATCTTTGGCGTGTTTGATGCATATTTTAATAAAAAATAAGCCAATAAAAATTAAATTTTTAAAATAAACCTTTTTTAAAAATGATATTTTTAGTGATGATGAGATCTTAATCATCACATATAACCGTATAAAAATGTCTCTTACCGATGTCTTACTGACAGAGGATGATCACATTTCTGTGATGGCATCGTATTTCGCAGAGAAGGGTCCTGCCTATCACCAATTCGACAGCTATCAACATCTCGTTGATAAGATGTTACAGGAAATTATCGACGAGACCCCGTCGATCTATATTAAAACCAAGACAACTCAATATAAGGCCACGTTTGGTCAAGTTTATTTAGAACGAGCATGTTTTATCGACGAGAATCGTGTGGCCAAGTTTATTTACCCCCAAGAAGCTCGTTTGCGTGATCTTACATACGAATCGCCTGTATTTGTTGATATTATCGAAGAGTTTTGGGAATTGAATGAACACGAACAATTTGAAAAGGTCAATACAATTGATAACCGAAAAAATCTATTGATGAAGATTCCTGTCATGGTACGATCGTCTCTGTGTAATCTCCACCGATTGAGCATGGATGAGTGTGTCCAAAAGGGTGAGTGTTCAAACGACCCAGGTGGTTATTTCATTATTAACGGTAAAGAGCGCGTTCTTGTATGCCAAGAACGTCTTAATTATAATCAAGTGTACGTATTTGGAGGACACGATGATAAAACCCCATATGTTGCCGAAATTCGAAGTATGTCACGGGAGACTGGTCACTCAGTATTGGTTCAGGCCAAGATGAATCATGACGGGAAGAACATCTGTTTTAGTCTTCCGTATATGTCAAAAGATATCGCGGCGGGTGCGGTGTTTAAAGCGTTGAATATGGATAGCAGCGATATTCTTCGTTTTATTCAACCCTCTACGAAAGAAGAAGCCGTATTCGTCGACCGATTGATTCGCGAAAGCATCCAATATACCAATAAAAGGAAGGCGATTCAGTACATTTCGAAAGCATCGCTTCACAAAGTCGAGGATGACGAGGAGCGGTGCATCACATACACGGAACAGGTTATTGAAAATGAGCTTTTCCCGCATATGGGCATCTCAACGCCTACTGAAAAATGTATTCTTCTTGGTGACATGTTGAACAAGCTCTTTCGCGTGTTTTTGAAGACGCGTCTTGAAGATGACCGCGACAACGTTTCTTTGAAACGAATTGAGGGACCCGGTGTGCTGATCGGCGATCTCTTTCGCATGAGCATGAAGCGATATTGTGACAACCTAAAAAAGTATCTGGAAAAGCGCCAAGATATCATCACGGCGATGAATCGAACGAATAGTATCACGGCAGTGTTGAAGCACACCTTCTCTACGGGTAACTGGGCAGCGCAAAAGAATACGTATGTCCGCACCGGTGTGAGCCAGGTGATCAACCATTTAACGTACCCGGGAACCATTTCACATCTTCGTCGTGTTGTCATTCCGGTCGGGAAGGAAGGAAAGAATGTAAAAATTCGCCAAATTCATCCGTCACAGGCATTCTTTATCGATATCATCGAGTCGCCAGAAGGTAAGAGCATTGGTATTGTCAAGAATCTTGCGTTGTTATGCAATATTACGACTGGTGTCAACTCCATTCTTATTCGAGATCTAATCGAAAAATGTGAAAATATGGTTTCGTGTGAAACGTATATGGAACGTCATGATTGGTGGCGAATTTATTTGAATGGAACATTGATTGGTATCTCTCATCGTCCGGAAGAGCTTTATGGGGAGCTAAAAGAGTTTCGTGATATGAACGTTTTCAGTAATCAGGTTTCGTTTTATATGGATGAAGACGATCGTGAAATTCGTGTGTTTTGTGATCCGGGGCGTTACATTCGCCCGGTTCTTACCGTACAACCCGGAAACATCCTGACTCTTACCAAAAAAAATATCACGGAAAAGATGACTTGGTCTGATATGTTAGATCAAGATATTGTTCGATACATTGACAGCAACGAAGTAGAAAATAGTCTCATTGCAATGACACCTGACGATTTGATTAAGCATAGCAATCACGATTACGATTATTGCGAGATTCATCCGTCGGCGATGTTGGGCGTGTGTTCGGCCGTTATTCCTTACCCCGAACACAACCAGAGCCCTCGTCTCGTCTATCAAGCGAGCATGGTCAAACAAGCTCTCGGTGTGTATTCACTTGCCTTTCAACAACGCTTTGACACGGTAACTCACGTGATGCATTACCCTCAAAAACCAATGGTTTCAACTAAATTTGACGAAATGCTGAAATATGACGAGATGTTGACTGGGTGCAATCCAATTGTCGCTATCGCCACGTATGGCGGGTGGAATCAGGAAGACTCGGTGATGTTGAATCGTTCTGCGGTAGACAGAGGAATGTTTGTGCACACGTGTTATAAGACTCTTGTCGTGGAAGAGCATAAAAAGACAAATAACAGTTTTGAGAAGATCGAAGTTCCTCCCCCTTCGTCACAAAACAAAACAATGAACTATTCGAAGTTGGGACCGAATGGAATCGCGGTGAAGGGTGTTCCGGTCCAAAAGGGTGATATCATTATTGGCAAAACGCTGACAAAGGTTCAGAAAGATGAGGACGAGAAAACGGATTGCTCGTTGGCCGTAGGAAACGGCGAAGAAGGGATCGTCGACGAGATTTGGGAGGGACTGAACGAGGACGGATACAAGATGGTGAAAGTTCGAATTCGTCAGTTGCGTGTACCGGAGGTGGGTGACAAATTTGCGTCACGGTCTTCGCAAAAGGGTGTGTGTGGACTCATGTTGTCACAGGAAGATATGCCCTTTACGGAGTCCGGAATGACACCGGATATTATTATCAATCCGCATTGTTTTACAGCAGAAAATCAAGTTAGTCTTTTCAACGGTCTATCGCGAAAAATTGGAGATCTTCGTCAAGGTGAGGGCATTTGGACATATGATAACACAAAGAAGGGTTTGACATGTCGCCCGAATATGGGAATGGAGTGGAAAGGGTTTCGCAAAGTAGTCAAGCTGACCTTTCAAGACGGTCGCACGATTCGTTGTACACCCGACCATAAGTTTTTCACGACGGACCAGCGATGGGTAGAAGCAAAAGATTTGAATTTTGAACACGATCGTGTCGTGATGGGTCTTGAAGGTGTAGAAGATGTAAATTACGGTGACGAAAAGGGGTGGAAATTAGAAACAGAGAATTTTACGTTTTCGTGTGACACGAACGAAGGACGTGAGAAGGCAATGGCGTTTGTGCGAATTTTGGGACATGTATTAACGGACGGCTGCGTTCACCAGTCTAAACGTAATTTGGTCGAATTTTCGTGCCCTATCAATTTCGGTCATTCTATCGACGCTGAGATCTGCGTTCAAGATATCGAACTAATTACCGGTAAGAAGCCGAAAATTTGCACAAGCGGAGAAAACGGTATGGCATCGACATATGTTGTGTACCTGCCCTATGAGTTATGCCAGTCAATTGGTATGTTGGATGGAATCACGATTGGGCGCAAGACACGTCAGGATTCGGATTGGCCAACATTTGTCAAGGAGTGTCCCAAATCGATTCTTCGTGAGTTTTTGGCAAGTATGTTTGGCGGAGACGGTCACGCGCCTTATCTAAACAGAGGAAAACCGGTTGTAATTAAATTTTCAAAGTCAATTCACGAGTCGTTTAAAGTATCATTTGAAGAGAAGATGAAAAATTTATGCAGTCTATTGAACCAATTTGATGTGGAAGCCTGTATTGAACGAATCCGCGAGTTTCGAAATGATCGCGACGAATTGTTTTACTCGTATTATATCAATATCAAGAACAGCCTGAAATTCTCGCAAGTGATTGGATTTCGTTACTGTACAGAGAAAATGAGCCGCACGTGTCTCTACAAATCATATATGGAGTTTCAAGAAAGGGTTAAGAAACAATCGGAACGAATCCTATCTCTCGTTGACCATTATTCGGTTGATATGCCTGTTTATCGAGCGCTAGAAAAGGCGCGAGAGGAGTTATTGAAAACTGAGCCGGCCTTAAATGAGTATTATTCATTGTCAAGTATGAACCAAATAGGTAATCGAAGAAAGAAGAACCGTTCAACTGATGTCCTTCATCTCAGTTACAAGTATTTTCCAACATTTACGGAATATTTAAGTGACTTGGGTTGTCGTCAATGGTATTCAAAGACCGAATATATCACAACGCGGGAAAAACAAGTTTTACCCACATTTCATATGCGCCCGATCCGTATCGATGATGTTGGTGAAGATGACGTGTATTGTATCGGTGTAGAAGAATTTCACAATTTCCTCTGTAATGGTGGGGCAGTTTTGAATTGCATCCCTTCAAGAATGACAATGTCACAGATGATTGAAATGTTGTTAGGTAAGACGGGCGCGTTAGCCGGAAAGATCGGCGACTCAACTGCATTTACCAAGAGCAGTATTAATCCCGTCGAGTCGATTGCGAAGCAATTGTCCGAGTTTGGTTTCGAACGGTACGGAAGCGAGCGGATGATTTCAGGGTACACAGGAGAGATGATGCAAGCCGAGATTTTCATTGGCACGGCCTACTACCAGCGTTTGAAGCATTTAGTTAAAGATAAATTACATTCGCGCGCCCGGGGAAATGTGACAATGATGCATCACCAACCGAGCGAAGGCCGTTCAAAAGACGGTGGTTTGAGAACGGGTGAAATGGAACGCGACGCGTTGATTGCGCACGGTGGTAGCGCGTTTATCCAGGAGACGTTTTTTGACATGAGTGACGTGTACCAGGTAAATGTATGTGATCATTGTGGCGGTATGGTATCGGCTGCTAAGGAGTGTCGCACGTGTAGGACTGGGGATATTGCAAAGACGAATATCCCGTATTGTGCGAAGTTGTTGTTACAAGAGTTACAGGCCCTGGGAGTGAGCATCAAGATTAAAACGGTATAATGTATAATAATAAACATATATTTTACACCTTTTATGGGTATAAAATAACTCGTTTCAAGGACCATATAATGTAAAATTGAATTTATTAGAATATTTAGAATATTGAATATAATAATAATAATCAAATATGGGTCTTGATATGTACTTAACCGCTGTTTTGAGTGTTTCTCCGTCAAAACTAGATGAGTTGAAAACAATTTTTCCAGAAGTAGAGAGTATTGAGACAGTCAGTACAACGATTGGCTATTGGCGTAAAGCAGGTGCGATTCATTCATGGTTTGTTGAAAATGTTCAATATGGAAATGATGACTGTCGTTTATATAATGTTAATGAAGATGAAATCAAATCTCTTTTTGAGATTATTAATAATATAATAGAGAAAAAACAAAAGCCGGAAGAGGTTTTACCTTATGAAGAGGAGGATTACGAATGTTATTTTGAAAATTTGGTTCACACAAAGAAGATTTTGGAGACTGCGTTGAAACTGGCTGAATCTGGATGGAGATTTAAGTATCAATCGTCATGGTAGAAAAGTAATTTAAAATCGGTTTTTAAATTACCCAGTTACTTTCTCGCACTTTTTACTTTTCTTTTGCTCTTTTTAGAACTCTTTTTCAAACTCTTTTTCCATTTTCTGTTACTCTTTTTCAAGACCTTTTTCTTGCTCTTTTTAGGACTCTTATCACGTTTTGATCTAAAACTAAAATAAGCTTGAACATCATCGGTGATGATATCACCCCATGCTACAAATTTGATTGTACAATATTTTAGTAGAGTTCTGTTCATATCTTTAATAAAAAGATCGATAAGATCTTTTACATCTTTATTATAATCGAATGAACGTTGTTCCGCACCTTTTGTGTGTGTAACATTTTCCCAAAACAGTTTGTTGTAATGCTCATACATATTATTAAACAAGTAAGCAATATCTTGAATATCGTCGCAAACAACCTGTCTATCGTTTTTATAAATAAACCATATGCCCCAAAAAGTTGCGATGATACTCATTTTTCGTTTTTGAACAATACTTTGGATATCTGCATATGATGGGTACGATTTTGCCGACATAGGATGGGTGTGAAAGAACTCGTCTCTTTTGTTTTTGAATTTGCACGAGTGCTCTTCGCCGTCTAGTATATCATCTATTAAGTAATAAGATGATTCATAGTTAACTAAATTCCCGCAATGTTCTATTTGAGATTTTTTTACCAAATCACATAATTTACTAACAAATTCTTTTTCCATAACAAATTGTGCCATTTATATTTTAATATTTTATAATATGTTAATTTTTCATGGTTGTGTATTGTATGTATTGTGTGTGTATTGAGTGTGTGAGCCTATTATAGACTTAAAAATATAAACGCTAAGTAAAAAACGTAATATGATGCCCATTTTTATGTACCGTTGGATTGGGTGTGCATATAGCGTCAATGACCCATTCCATTGCATTTCGTTTCGTCTCGAAACCATTAGCGACTCCTTAGAAAACGCCCGTACACAACTCAAACAATTTGAAGATTTAAGTCAAATCAATGTTCCACATAACCTTGTTGCATCCTTCCATCCGGAAGGGGTAAAAATGCCTCTTTTTGACTATCTTGAATCTGTAGAACCGGATATCGTACCGATTCGTTTATCTTCTCTCCATGTTTATTAATATAATCTAAAAATATTGGTCGCAATAAATGTCTCACCTTCATATCACGTCGGCCATTGCATACTATATTACAGTCGATACCATTGAATTGGTATTTCCGTTTGAAATACAGAATTGTAAACCCGGCGATATTGCAAAATTAATTACACATCCTCCCCATAAACGGCCAGTTGAAAGGGTATGTGAAATTTTGTATGTAGAGGATAATACCATACTCGTGAAAAATTGGGGCGAAATAGACGATACGTTTGAAACGATTGTATTATACGAAACATACGAAACATACGAGGCGTATGAAAATGCAAAAACATGACAAAAATAATTTATATAATAAATATGAATTCTATTATCGAAAAAGTATACAGACTAATTTTAGAATGTCCACCGCGTGCCTCCGCAAAAGGCTTTCGCGCGTGCATTACATCTCACGTCGATCGTGTCGTAAAAGAATCAATGGAGTTGGTAGCGTCTGGGCGACTGGCTGTAACCGATTTGAAGCGTGAGATTCGCCAAAAAGTACAAGACTCATTATTACATTGTTCGTCCTCACTAAATGATAAAGATGTATTACAAATCTCAACATGCATTCAAACAAAGGTCAACCAATTGATTTCACTCGCTGTTGATATCATGATCGAACTAGTCAAGCCATATAAGATGCGTGCACGTTCGAAAAGTCCAAGACGTTTGAAGAGTCCCCGGCGTTCGAAATAAAACTTATAAATATTTAAATAAAATATTTATTTTAAAGTTTTTAGAGTTTCGTGGTATCAATCACACCCCATGGCGTCGAAATAAAACGTGGGACAGAAATTAGTTTTTTGCTTTTCAGGTTATTAGCACATTCAGTATTTGAAAACATACAATTTTCTAATGATGGCTTCCACGAAAGATGCCATGACGAGAGTTTGGAATATGGACCACCGTATCCACCCAACGCCCAATTGGCTTGTTTGTAATTCACATCAGCTAAACTGCCATTTGGTAATTTAAAGTTTGCGGCGGAAGCAGAAGGTCCGTTTTCACCGCAAATACCCATCATACTTCCCTGATAACTTCCAGGGACAGTTACCGAAACTGCACCTGGCCCTCCGACGACAATGAATCCATCTCTGGCAAAAGATCCATGGAAGACTTGACCGGCGTAGCGAACCATGACATCGCGGACATAAGATGGTTCTCCTGGTTTTGTCGCACCATCTTGTTTAACCTGGACTTCAAACAAGCCATCGTTTGTCTTGGCAAATGTAAAGATCGATGGTTCTTGGATGTGAAAATATTCGCCGTTGAAATTCGTAAAGTGGGGGTCACCGTTTGCCGTGCAAGTTCGCGATGGACCCGATATCATGATTTTACGAAACACTGGTGCGGCGGCTACGGCCTCTTTCGGTCTAGGCGGTGGTGGTGCTACTCTACGTGGTGTCGTTGCGACTATGGCCGCTTTCGGTTTTGGCGGTGGAACAACCTTACGAGCTGATGAGACAGCTATTGATACTTTACGTGACGTTGGCACAATTATCTTGCTTTTGGAGTTATCATCATCTTTTTTTTTTACTATTTTTACTATTTTTACTATTTTTACTATACTAGCTTTTGGAACAACTGCCTTACTAACTACTTTACGAGCGATTGGTACAACTACCTTGGTGTTGTCATCATCATCTTTTTTTTTTACTATTTTTACTATTTTTACTATTTTTACTATACTAGCTTTTGGAACAACTGCCTTACTAACTACTTTACGAGCGGTTGGCGCAACTACCTTACGAGTCGGTACGACCGCCTTACGTTTAGGTACATCATCGTCGTCAAGTTTTTTCACGACTACCTTACGAGCGGTTGGTACTACCTTACGTGACGTTGGTACAACCGTCTTACGTTTGGGGACATCGTCTTCAAGTTTTTTCACGACTACCTTACGAGCGGTTGGTACTACCTTACGTGACGTTGGCGCAACCGTCTTACGTTTGGGGACATCGTCGTCATCAAGTTTTTTCACGACTACCTTACGAGCGGTTGGTACTACCTTACGTGACGTTGGCGCAACCGTCTTACGTTTGGGGACATCGTCGTCATCAAGTTTTTTCACGACTACCTTACGAGCGGTTGGTACTACCTTGCGCAATGTTGGCGCAACTACCTTACGAGTCGTTGGTACGACCGCCTTACTGACTTTTGGTGCTACCTTACGAGTCGTTGGTGATGGTCTAAATCTGCTCATTTTAAGTTGTCTAATCATCTCACGTGCTTTTTGGGCAACAAGAGCAGATTGACGAGTACGCTGAATAGCAGCACGAATAATATCTAGTTCACGCTTCTTATTACCGGAATGGAGAAAACGCATATCTTGCATACATCCTTTCAGTGAATTACCTTCGGCGCCCATATCACGGCAAATTTTGTAAGCACGTTTACCTTCTTTGGTCGATGAATATTTCATCTGTTTAAGGCGGAATAGATCGATTTTTGCCTTGACAACCTTTTGTTGAACACGTCTCTTTTGATGAATAACAGTTTTCAAATCTTGTGAAAGTTTCTTAAATTGGCTGTATGATGTCACTTTTTTAAGTTTTTCTGCAATTTTAGAGGTTTTCTTAGCAAGAAACACATTCTTCTTTGTGAGCATTACCAATTTATGCTTGACAGCATTCACTTTCTTGGTAATTATCATCAATTTCGCTTTTTGAGAAATCTTAACATCCTTGACAACCTTAACATTAACAATTTTTTCATCCTCTTCATCATCCTCGTCATCTTCGTCCTCGTCATCCTCGTCGTCCTCGTCGTCGTCGTCGTCCTCATCATCCTCATCATCCCCGTCGTCGTCATCATCTACGACTTTACCATCTTCTTTCTTATCATCTTCATCTTCGTCCTGTACCTTCTTAGTCTTTGGTTTATCAGTCTTAGGAATATTAAGTTTTTCATCACGTCGAATGAGGCGATTGACGACAGTAAGACGTTGCTGCCCTTTTACAGCCTTTTTCATAGCCTTTTGGGCGGAAACAAGTTTTTCCATCGAGATTTTACGTTTGTCCTTTGGTTGTTTCTTAGCAACCGATACCATATCATTGATCATTTTCTTCTTAGCCTTGATAGTCTTTACCTCGGCAAGTTTTGAGACGAGACGCTCGGCCGTCTTAATCGACTTTCTGATGGTAGCCTTGATTTCATCGCGGCGGATAAGACGAGTCACGACGGTAAGACGCTTCTTCTCGGTCACTGCCTTCTTAACAGCTTTTTGCGCATCCACAAGATTTTCCAACGGAATTTCGCGTTCATCCTTCGGTTGTTTCTTGGTTTCCTCGATCAAACGCTTAATCATTTCTTTCTTAGCCTTGACAGTCTTAACTTCGGCGAGTTTTGGAACAAGACGCTCAGCCTTCTTAATCGTATTTTTGAGCGTTTTCTTTACTTCGTCGCGTTGAATAAGATGGGAAACGACGCGAAGACGCTTGCGCTCAACGGATGCCTTCTTGACCTCTTTTTGGGCTTTTACAAGTTTTTCCATCGAGATTTTACGTTCGTCTTTTGTTTGTTTCTTTGCCACCGATACCATATCATTGATCATTTCCTTCTTAGCCTTGATAGTCTTAACTGTACCGAGTTTCGGGACGAGACTCTTGGCCGTCTTAATTGCTTTTCTGATGGCAGCTTTGACCTCATCACGACGGATAAGATGGGCGACGACGCGAAGACGCTTGCGCTCAACGGATGCCTTCTTGACCTCTTTTTGGGCAACCGCGAGCTTTTTCAACGAAATTTTGCGTTCCGACTTACGTTGTTTCTTGGTAACCTCGATCAAACGTTTGATCATTTGTTTCTTAGCCCTAACGGTCTTGGCCAAAGCGAGTTTTGGTACGAGACGCTCAGCGGTCTTAATTGCTTTTCTGATGGCGGATTTGACCTCGTCACGGCGGATAAGATGGGCGACAACACGAAGACGCTTCTTATCCACTACCACCTTCTTCATCATCTTTTTGACCGCTAGAAGTTTTTTCATTGAAAACTTTCGCTCCGTCTTTGGCTGTTTCTTGGTTTCCGTGATCAAACGCTTAATCATTTTCATCTTATCACCAACGGTCTTAACCTTTGCAAGTTCCGGAATGAGACGACCGGCTTTTTTAAGAGCCTTTCTGATAGAAGCCTTGACCTCATCACGGCGTATAAGATGGGCGACGACGGGAAGGCGTTTTTTTGCACTCATGGCCTTCTTAATCGTCTTTTTGGCCATCATAAGTTTCGATAAGGAAATTTTACGTTCAGCCTTTGGTTGCTTCTTAGCCTCCCAGATCATACGCTTGATCATTTTCATCTTATGTTTAAGAGTCTTAGCCCTAACGAGTTCCGGTACGAGACGCTCAGCCTTTTTAAGAGTCTTTCGGATCGAAGCCTTGACCTCATCTCGGCGGATAAGATGTTTGATAACACGAAGACGCTTCTGTTCTGCAAACGCCTTCTTAATCAACTTCTTAATTGACATTTTGATGTTATCACGGCGAATCGTACGAACAATGACATCGAGACGTTTTTGAATATGCACCGCCTTTTTCATGGCTTTTTGGGCAACAACAAGTTTTGAGCGTTTGTCACCAGAAGCCTTTGAAACCAAACGATTAATCATTTCCATCTTATCCTTAACGGTCGTAACCTTAGCGAGTTCTGGCACCAGAAGTTGAGCTTTGTTAACCGCCATTTTAATTGTCTTTTTAATTTTCTTAATATTTCGTTCACGCATAACCTTCTTGATGATCTTTTGAACTTTCAAGAGCTTCGCAAGTTTTTTATTGTTAGAATTCTTAGCCGTCAAAACCATACGTTGAATCATTCTGGCTTTATCTTTCAATGTCTTGGCATCAGCTAATTCGGGAACGAGTTTCACGATAGATTTTTTAAATGATTTTTTGGCGTTAGAATTACGCGAAACGGGGCTCATAAGGGCCTTGGCCTTGTCACTCTTGGCCTTTGGAAATGAGAAATCCGTATCTTCATCATGTAGGAGATAGTGTTCGTACAGAGGGGTCGTGTACTTGTAGAACTTGTTGGACATCGTTTGGGCATTGACGATGTCTTTTTCGTTGCGTTGGATCATATCGCGAAAACAAGGCATATAATCCCTGTCATTCACCACCGTGATGCGGTGGTGATCGTAAGCGGTTGTCACTCCTACCACTTCGTGCGACGGCAATGCGTAAACCTTGCGATTTCCACAAACTGCCGAAATTGTCGAATACACTTTAAGAAGTGAACACAACATTTTTTATTATAGGATCTTTTTTTAAAACATCGATTTTTTATGTTCTTACATTCGTTACATTTCCTTACATTTCTTGCATTTCATTTACGGATATCAAATTATAGCCCTTTCGGGTTATAATTTATTCTTCTTCGTCATTCAACTTCGTCGTTTTCTTCGTCTATTCGATGAATAGGATGAACCAAAATAACAGGGGAACGCTGACATTTTTGTTCATGGCGAACTTTTTGTTTTGCGATATACAATTCTTTATAAAATTTATGTTTGAGTAGAACTTGTTTCAGCAAATGGGGCACGTAAGGACATGATAAAATATATGAATAAGATGTCATTCTTTCATGCATACTGAACATTACACGCGATTTAATATTAAACATCATTTTTATTTATCATTTACTATGCTTTCACACATATTCAAGTTTCGCCGCGACGACAACCGGATTGTCACGACGCAATTGCTCTTTGTGAATTTGGTGGTAATTTACACGACATTGATGAACATCCGTTGGAAGACATGCCGTACATAACATTTTCAAATCACATTTACATTCGAAATGGATCATATTAACCTTTTTGCCGCAATATTCGCATCTCTTAGATTTCTTGGCATACATCTTTTCGGTAGTTTTTACATCCGACATCTTTTATTTTATCATTTTTATAAAAACGATAAATTGTGTATATAACATTCACATATATCATTCAACATTCACATATTCACATATATTATGCAACGAATTCAGGAAATCACCGGATATCCGCTTGACAAGACTCAACGTCTGGCGCTCCAATCGATCGTTGACGGTAAAGACCTCTTGGCAACCCTTCCTACCGGCTCCGGGAAAACAGTCATTGCACTCACCGCCATCATTCTCAACGCCTTTGATAAAGGCCATCGCGCCATTTTAACGACACCCGTCAAAGCCCTAAGCAACCAAAAATACGCGGAATTTTCGAAATGGTTTGGTGATATGTTCCCCAAACGAATCACTCTTCTTACTGGTGATATCCAGGCCCGTGCAACACCTCCTGGCGGAGACGGCGGTCCAGAATTACTAATTATGACAAGTGAGATTTTGGCCAATAAATTAGACTCGTTTCAAAGAACAAACGAGATTGACCCCGATTTGGTGAATGTCAGCGTTCTTGTGATCGACGAAGCCCACTACATTAATGACACGGAACGCGGCCACGTTTGGGAACGCACCGTCATGTATCTTCCGAACACCATCCAAATCGTCGCACTTTCCGCTACTCTATCCGACCCCCACCGATTTCAAGAATGGCTGTCACGACGACGCCCAACAGACCTGGTTCAACGGCATGATCGACACGTACCGCTTCATTTCGGGTTTTACGACAAATCGTTTGTCGAGTTGTATTCTACCCGTAACGAACACAAAATCCTAGATTCAAGTCTTTATAAAAAACTCCTTCCGCAACAAGGAACATTCGCGCAAGCCATCACTAAGATTGTCACCATCTTAGAAAAAGATCAAAAATTGCCGGCAATCGTCTTTTCGATGAGTAAGGTAAAGTGCGAGGAGGCGGCAAATTGTCTAACGCGAAATTTTTTGTATGGACCTCCGCCTAAAATGGAGAAAGGTGATGATCCGCTCGCATTTGGCGAAATCCAATCTGAGCATCAATTCACCGTAACATCGATCCGCCGGCGACAGGACGATTTATTCCAACAATATCTCCACCCGTACAAGGCGATGCTATCTACGCTACCAGGGTTTGAAGCGTTCAAGACTCTACTCGATAAAGGCATCGCGTATCATCATGCAGGTATGATTCCTATTCTACGGGAATACGTTGAAATCCTATTTGCCGAAAAGTTACTAAAAGTCGTTTTTGCGACAGAAACGCTCGCCATTGGAATCAATATGCCAGCAAAATGCGTTGTTTTCACATCACTGGAAAAACCGGGTGGCAAATCCGGTGAGATGGTGTCACTACGCCCTGAACAATTCATGCAAATGAGTGGCCGAGCTGGGCGGCGTGGTATGGACGAGAAAGGATTTGTCATCTACTACCCCATTCGAACATGTTTGACAGAAGCAGAATTTCGACACCTTTTGTTTGGTAAGATGCCTTCGGCACAGTCACAGTTGACCATTTCGCCTCTGTTTGTATTGAAGCATCTACAATCACAATCATCACAATCAAATGAGACAAACGTCCTGGAAAAGACGCTTCTTCACCACCAACATCAGCGATATATTAAGACGCTGCAAGCAGAATTAGATAAACTACCAACGGTTCCACAAGAACTTATCGAGAAGGTAGAAAAATACGAATCCGTAAAAGATAGAATGAACGGCATGTTTCGTCTCACACAGTCGCAACGAAAAGAGTGTGAACGCGAAATTACAGCGCTTGCATTGGACGAGACTACCATTAAACATGTGACCAATCGCGTCAAGCTTGAAAAGGAAATCAGGCAACAAGAGAACGCCTTGTCAAACGACTGGAAAACGTCTATTGATTGGCTTCACGAACATGGGTATATTGAAAGCGACGAAAATCGTCTCACGCTGATTGGTAAGATATCATCTGGACTATCAGATGGTCTACCACTGGCTCGCGGTGTGATGATCGAGCGGATGAAAGACGCGTCATTTGAGAAATTTACAGGATGGTTGGGGTGTTTCACAGAGTCGATTCGGGTGTCCCACGAAGCGGTAATTGACCAGGAGACATTGGATGAGATGAACCCAATTTTGGATGAAATTCAACAAACAACCAATGCATATCGTTACGAGAATGACGAAACGCTTAACGATGACCAATACAACACCGGATTGTTGCTTTATTTGTGGGCGACACATAAAGATATGAACCAGATTTACGGGTATATAGGGTCGGGTCAATTGGGCACGTTTATCAAAGCTGTATTGCGTGTAATTAGCTATATGGAAGAGATCAAGAAAGTGCTACTGGGTCTGCAATATTACGAGCTTTACAATCGTCTGGATCATCACCAAGATCGTTTGATGGACGGCCTGGTGACAAACCGGTCGTTGTACGTGGGGTAGGATGGGATAGAATAGGATTAGATTTCATTTTTTCACAGAAAATGAAATTATGCATCAATTTTTTGATTGTGTTGACGAACTTCTTTCGATAAATTCAATGTAAATTCGAACTCCTGACATCTTGAACCATCTTTATTCGGTTTTGCACAAACTAGTTCGTACGCATTTGTAGATAGAAGAAGATTTACGATATTCTCCACATGAAAATCACCAAAATAACCAAATGAAAGAGATGACCTAATCCCTCCCGTTGGCTGTTTCCAGATTCGGGCAATTGTATAAATGTCAAGAAGAGCAAGTCCAAAGTCTCTAATCAATGAAAAATTATCAAAGAATTTAGGTTCAAATTTAGGATTTTTAGGATTATCTATAAAAGACGGTAAATTTGTGATCATTTCTCTCATTGTTTTTTTTGTGATTTTATTTTCTACGTATTGTTGATTTTTTTGTGCGTTGAATTCGATCGAGCGTTTATAAAAATCAGCCCATTCTTCAATTTGGCGAAATGGTTCATAGCTTTGTTTTTGAATTTGTTTATAAATGAGACTATTTTCTTTTGTACATAATTGAAAAAAGGCCTTCGTAAAATTCTCAAAATTGAGAGTGGTATTTTCATTACCTTCGCATAGTGATAATAAAAGTCTTTGAAAATCTTGGATACTCTTAAATATTCTACTTTCATCAAAAAATTTTTTAGTAAGGGTTTTTACTGCTTCAATTTCTTCTGTATTATTTGCAAACACCAATGCACTCAAATATTTAAAAAGAATCTCATCAAATTGAAATTCTATATACTTTTTTCTTTCATATTCTTTTTTGAGTGTATCATTATTCATAAGATTCTCAACAAACGTATCTTCACCGTAGTATATATATTTTTCATCTTTATTTTCATCTTTATACACATACACCGACGTAGAACCAGACTGTCTTGCATCTCCTGCTTGCCATCTTATGTTTTTGGTCGGACATTTGTATTTTTCGGTTCCTCGAAGATCACGATGATAACATGAAACCATTTCACCAGTTGTCAAGTGGGCCATCACACCTCCTTTAAAACCTTTATTTGTTCCGGCCAAAAAAGTTTCTGTATAAAAATCAACTGGATGTTGAGGATCGGCCAATCTATCTAATTTTTTCAAAAATTCATAGTCCGACAACATATAACAACATCCGTTCTTCCTATCAATTGAGCATGCACATCTATCACACGTTTTTTCAATACTACGATGCATATCTCCAAACAAGACAATCAATGGGAAATACTTTCCGTTGCCATCTTGGTATACGTTTTTTGTAGGGCGAAGATAATAAAAAGAAATGGGCCCTGATAAAGATGTAATTCCAGGTTTACCAAAAATCACATCGCCTGGTTCTGTCGTTCCGTCATCCTCTTGTCGCGGGAAAATAGTTTTAGAAATGTTCTTAACAGGCTTAGGTATATATTCAGGTATAAAATCTGTTTGTTTTTTGGTAGCCGATTGTTTTTTGACGACTGATCGTTTTTTGGTGGCCGATTGTGTTTTGGCGACTGATCGTTTTTTGGCGACTGTTTTTTTGACAACTGATCGTTTTTTGGCGATCGTTCGTTTTTTAGTGGTCGGTCGTTTAGGCATTTATTTAAGAAAAAACTAAATATTTTTGAGAGTTTCCATGCCAGTACGGCTCAATACGTCTAATGCTTTGGTAATGTATTCATCGGAAATAAGTATCAAATTGAACGCGTATGTATTGATATAAAGTAATGGTATGTTATGTTTAACAAAAATACCGGAAATGTGATGGACAATACCGATATGGTCGATTCCGGGAACATCTTCGTGAATGTTTATGATATTGTATTCGCGGCGATCGTATGTATTACAGTTTTCCATAAATGCAGTGTCATCCGCCCCTACGTATTTATAAAGGGTAATCTCGTCTTCTAAAAACGTTTGACACATAATGTTTTCCGTCTTGATAAATAAACGGTAATGTCGTTCGTACTCTTCGCGTGAAAACTTATAAATTCGTATTTTTTTCGGTAAAAGAGACGTTGAAAACATTTTATATCTTATAATCTTATAAAATATAATTTTGATTTTATGCAGACTTCTTGGTCGATTTCTTGGCGGACTTCTTACCAGACTTCTTGGACTTTGACTTCTTGGCGGACTTCTTAGCCGATTTCTTGGCGGACTTCTTAGCCGATTTCTTGGCGGATTTCTTGGCTGACTTCTTCGACTTCTTCTTACCAAATCCGTAACCTTTGTCATGGCCTTTTTGTGCAGCTAACGCTTTCTCGGCAGCTTGTGCCGATACTTGTTGTAACATCATTCGGTTTGGTGAACCGCGTGCATTTATACTTCTTCTTATGTGTGAGGATAGACCTTTTCGCGCGGCAGCATCTCTTACATGTTTTGGTAGTGATGATGACATTTTTATTATTATAAAATAAAAATTTTTAATAGTTGCAATGACGTTTGGAAACCATACCTCTCTATATTCGCGTGAATGACATACAAAAATGGAGACTCCACTCATTTCGATTTGCGTCTATCTATGTGACGAAAATTAGAAACCTTATCAATTTCCATGTTATGTCGTTTCACCTCCTCGGTAAGGTCTAACGAAAAATCAAACACGCGACACCTATTGAATTTGTAAAAATTGTCATCAACCCTAATAAAACTATCATTTACGTGTACTTCTTCATAATCCATTTTTGTTTTTAGTATATGAATTATGTTTTTGACATGTGCATCACCAAAAAATCCAAACATAAGAGACGCTCGTTTCCCATTATCCGGTTGTTTCAACAGCCGAGAAAGTGTATATATATCTAATAAAGGCGCTGCTAAATGTACACAAGAGCCAGCAATACTATCATCAATTTTTTTAATTTTTTTAATAGTTTCTAATCCTTTAATATTATCAACCAATTTAACTAAATCATTTTGTTTAATCATTTTTTTTTCTATATTATAGTCTAGTATTGAAGCATAAATATCGGCCCAAAATGACATCTTTTTAAATTTCGGCTGTGTCTGTTTCATAACTTGTTTATAAATAACACTGTTTTCCCCTTGTTTCTCAAACTCCGAGAATAATGCACGTGCAAATTTTTTAGTATCACCATTTTTAAATAAATTCGAGTCTATAAAAGACCCCAAAACTCCAACTGTTTTCCACGATGTTGTTAATAAAAAATGATCTAATGCACCTAAACCATCTAAACCTAAACCATCTAGGTATTGGTTTATCATTATAATCTGCGAAAATATAACTTCAACTGGAATGGGGTTCTTTAACACACTAAAATCAACTCCATATTTTTTTGATATATTTTCAGTGTATTCAGAGAAATTTCTGATATCTACCGCGTGCCATCTAATCCGTTCCGTTGGACAATATTTTTTGTAGACGGGCGTTCCTCTTTGCATTCTTTGATAACAAACACGCATATCTCCGGCTGCTATATCAATCATATACCCTGCGTTATCATCTCCCTTTTCACCTCTTCCGGATAGTGTAGTTTCAACATGAAAATCCACTGGATGCTTGTCATCGGCAAGAGTATCAAGGAGACGGAGGAAAGAAGGATCGGTGATTGTTTGGCAACAAGACCCACGTTTACAAACGCAGTTGGTACATGAAACTTCGTGACCCGTATGAACATCTCCAAACAAAACAATAAGAGGAAAATAAGGAGCTTCTTTACTGTCGTAAATTTTTTGTTTTGGGCGTAAAAAGCTAAAACTTATTGGACCGCTAATTGAATTAATGATCTTATTTCCAATACGTATACCTTTTTCGAGTTTTACATTTGGGGTTTTATCGATATTCTTAGGCCTTGTCTCTCTGTTCTTAGGAGAGGTTTTTGGTCTCTTCTTAGGTGATTTTCTGGCTGTCTTAGCCGGTCTCTTAGGCGATTTTGTTGGTCTCTTCTTAGGTGAGGTTTTTGGTATATTGGGTGATTTTCTGGTTGTCTTAGTTGAGGATTTGATAGGTCTCTTAGGAGATTTAGTTGGTTTCTTCATATTTATTATTTATAATAATAAAAATAAAAATAAAAAACGCTGAAACGGCTGTTTTATCGAAGGTAGACTGTCCATCGACTATTTCACAGAAACCGTAGATGACTGTATTTCGTTTTTTAGCTAATTTAGATTTTATAAAAAGTTGCAATATGCATATTGCATATAAATATTTAAAGGTATTCTTAATAATAAATGGCAACTGAAAACGAAAAATACATATGCGAATATTGTAATTTAGAATTCAAAACAAAATACAATCTGAAAAGCCATATTGAACGTAGCAAAAAATGCATCACAGAAAGAGGCGGTGAAATAAAATCTGAATTTATGTGCCCCAAATGTGATTATTTGTCGATGTTTAAAGCCGACTTGGCACGTCATGTTGGTTTATGCCGAAAAAAACCAATACAAAACAACACAATTGAGTACTTGACCGAACGAAATAAAGATCTTCTCGACCAATTGGCTGAAAAAACAAAACAATTAGCAGAAAAAACGAAGCAGTTAGAAGATAAAGACGATATTATCAAAGAATGTCTTTCTATTATAAAAAAATCTAAAATATCACCGGAATCACCGGATCTAATTAAAATTGAGCAACGTTCACGTTCTTTTATACGTGAGCAATACCCTGGTAAAAATTTTATCTATATCTTAACTACGCCTAGTAACCTTGAAAAACGGACATATATTTTTGGTAAAACTGTTAATCTTACCCATCGTCTTGGTAATTATAATAAGTCGGAAGAACACACAGTCGTTTACTATAAAGAATGTAAAAACGAACATATCATGAATATATCTGAAACGGCCATCTTCTCGAAACTCGACTCTCACAGAGCTATGAAAAACAGAGAGCGATTCATCCTACCCGACGACAAGTCCATCGACTATTTCACACAAATCGTAGATGATTGTATTTCGTTTTTTAGCTAATTTAGATTTATATCTAAAAAGTGCAAAACATGATTTGTATTTTATAATACAAATAAACTTACGAAACAGTCGTTTTACCGCAAATATTACGTATGATATCATGAAAAAAGTCATTTTTATTGCCATTAAACATCTTAAATACTTGAATGTCTTGATCAGAAAATTTACCGGCTACTTCCATAAAATACGATAATTGAGTCGGATCTTTTGCGGTCTTAAACTTGTCTGTTAACTCATTTGTATATTGAACCGTTAGCTCACGGTTCCGCTCCTTGATACTCTTAAAAAGAAGATCAGATAATGTTGTCATTTCAGGATCAACCACGATTTCGCCATTTTCGTTTTTATATTTTATTTTTCTACGTGCATAGTCAGTACATACAATACGTTCTTTCAATGGATATTCGAGAAAATACTCGCTATACCCAATTGCACCTTTCTTTATATGTTCAAGTGTCAAATTTTTAACTTGGTCTTTAATATGATCTTCCGATATGATTTGAAGGTTATTCACGATATTAGTGGTGTTATTTGTATTGTTTGTGATCGTAGTGGGCTTCGCGTTAGCGATCGCTTTCTCCGCCAATTCCTTGATCGTTTTGTCTTTTTCGGCGATTTGTGTTCTTAATTGCGCAATTTCGTTTTCATATTTTTCTTTTACAATATTAATTTGAAAATCGAAACACGTCACTTGATGTTGGATTAACCAGCTATTTGTCGCAAAAGATTTTTCACATCCACCTGTACATTTATATTTCTCTGTTGTTTTACCTTGTAACGATAAACAGTATTTTGCATTCTTTAAGTGGTGTGTCAAGCTTCTGATTGAAATAAAATTTGATTTGCAATGTTGACATATAAATGATTCGATTTCTTGATTCATTTATATAATTTATATAATGTAAAAATATTTAAATCAGCATTTTTTTCTTACTGATTTAAATATTTTTACATTTTTACATAATTGAATTAATAGAAACAGCCAAAAAATTTATATCTTTATAAAATTTTTAGATCCAACACACACACATTTTATAAAAGAAATTGATATTTTTAAAAGGGTGAATTCCTGACTATATTTATTTATGTCAGTAATAAATCAGTGATGTCATTACTGATTTATTACTGACACCATTTTAGTAATAAATCAGTAATGTACAGCACTGATTTATTACTGATTTATTATTGATTTATAAATTCGACCTTCAAATCAACGTGCAAATATAGCCTTTATTTTATAATAAAATGTGTGTGTGTTGGGGTCGCACGCGTGACGCTAATTTTGGATTTATTTTTTCTAAATTAGATTTGTAAAAATTTAGAAAAATTATATTACAAAGAATAATTTTTAGAAGTTATTATACAATTGTTACGCTTTTTGCGTAAAATTATTTTACGATTTTTTAAATAATTTTGTATTAAATAAAATGGAATTATCGTCAAACGAAGAACATACATGTTCTTACTGTAATAAAACATTTAAGTCAAAATACACACTGAAAAGTCATGTTGATCGCAGTAAGAAATGTATTATAAAAAGAGGAGATCAAATTGAATCTAAATTTGTTTGTCAGTTTTGCAATCATATTGGTATGACAAAAAATGACCTTATCCGACATTCATATAAATGTCAGAAGAAACGTCCGTATGATGTAAAGGACGAAAAGATCTTATCACTATCAACTCGTGTAAACGATCTACTCCAACAACTCGTAGAAAAAACTGCCCAATTAGATGAAAAAGATCATATTATCAAAGATTGTCTGCAAATTATCAAAGAGTCGAAAGTTTCAGAAGAGAAAGTGAAAAGTATTGAGCGACGAATTAGACCTACGCGAGATAAATTTCCAGGTAAGAATTTTGTGTATATTCTTACAACACCTGCACAGCAAGAAAAGAGAGTGTACATTTTTGGGAAAACTGTTAATTTAACGAATCGTTTGAGTACGTATAACAAAACTGAGGAACATATCGTTGTGTATTATAAGGAGTGTAAGACTGAGTCAATAATGAACGGGGCCGAGACGGCAATGTTTTCTAAATTGGAAGGGTGTCGAGCGATGAAGAACAGGGAGCGTTTTATTCTACCAGAGGGTGAAGATATCGGTTATTTTACTAAGGTAGTAGATGATTGTGTTGCGTTTTTTAGCTAATTTTATGATAATTTTATGATAATTTTATGAAATTTGTCATAATTTGTCATAAAATTTTGCGCAATATTTCAATGATATTTTTTGACATAGTGAAGCTGGCAGCAAATGTGGCCATCGTTAACCATTTTCAAAACGGTTTCCTCTTCTTGGCATCCAATGCATTTTACTCCCTTCAAATTGTGTTTTTCTTTCCATTCCTTCCATTCTTTCCAGTCTTTTCCGGTTTTTTCTAGCCCTCTTTCGATAAATATGATCCCGCAACGAACACATTTCGTTTGATTGGCGGACATCGACTCGATATACTTAATCTTTTTCCATTCATCTAGATCATCTTTTTGTTTGGTCGTAACGCCCGTGCAAGATTTTTGCTGGTGTTGTTGAACCAATAGAGGAGATGGGAAAATGGAGTCACAGTGGTCACATAAATATTCTGTGATTCGGGGGTATCGATTCATATCATATATTTCCTAATATATAAGAAAATAGAATATCATTTTTTTGAATAAGGATATATATCGTGTATAAACATATAATAAACATATAATAAAATAATAAAATGCCTACTAAAATGGATTCATATCTTGAGCTTCAAGAAAAAGGGCTTCGTATCACACCCGTTATTATATGGTTTGAAAAAGTAGATGATATAACCGAGGTCTACGTCTTTATGAATGGCGGTGAAGTTCGGTATAACATTGACGATAGTGAGATACATAATATCCATACTATTTTGCCGTATGAGATGACGGTTACTGCTCGTATGCAATGGATGAAGTTGTCGAGCGAGGACGAATATGAGATTTATATGGAAAGTATAAAGAATATTCTAAAAGATTGTATTCATCGTGAATACCAAACGTTTATGCAGCCAACGTCATTTAATGATACGTGTTCAATGGAGCCTATTCCGGTTTATACGCGACATTTTTTTGAACAATTTTCATTAAAAGCGACGTATGATCCTACGCACACAGAAGAATGTCGAATGAATTATGTGTGGCGTGGAACTAATTTTCCTACGCTTCAACATGTATTGAGGGCGATCGCAATGGACTACGAGATTATAAAATTGATCACGAGAGATAATTATGAATCATAATTTATTCTTCGGATATGACATCCTTTCATAAATACAATTTGACGGATGGTTATGAGACTTTTCTTTACTATGATGAGGTCCGTGTGAATGGCGGGAATGGCGGTAAAACGCGTTACATTCAATATATGTATGCCGGGTTTAATGATGGCGAAGAGCCGGATATGTCCAATGAAACCTTTTATACGAATCTTGTTTCGAGGGACAAATCATACGATGCGCTATGGGCGAAATTAGAGGCTTATATAGAAAATGTAGATGCGGCGATTATAAAGGGTTTTGCTCCGCCGGCGTATATCGTCGAATCACTGCGCCAGTATTTTCGTAAATTGTAGAAAATTTAAATTTGATTATTTAAATTTGATTTTAAAAAATATAGTATTAAGTAATAATAGTAGTAATGTCAGAACAAGGCTATCTTTCACTTCTCCGTAACGTATTAGAAGATGGCGAAGACCGAATCGATCGTACCAAAGTTGGAACGCGCAGTCTATTTGGCCCTCAGCTTAGTTTCGACTTGGCGCTAGATGGTTTTCCTCTTCTAACCACTAAACGTTTGCCTTTTAAACAGATCCTCGCGGAAAATCTATGGTTTATTTCGGGAGCGACGGATACGTCTTTTCTTAAAGAACAGAACGTCCGTATATGGGACGGGAATACGTCTCGTTCATTTTTGAACCAACGAGGGTTGACAGATTACCAAGAGGGCGAAGTTGGACCATTGTATGGATATCAATGGCGTCATTTTGGAGGTGATTTTCGAGACGCGACAAAAGGAGGGGTAGACCAGCTCCAGCGGATGTTAGATTTATTGCGAACTGATCCAACAAGTAGAAGGATCTTTATGTCGGCTTGGAATCCGAAGGATTTAGATAAGATGGTGTTAGAGCCGTGTCATGTATCGTTTCAATTGTATGTATCACATGGATTTCATCTAGATGGAAAGCTTTATTTGCGTTCAAATGACTTGTTTCTTGGAGCGCCGTGGAATATCGCAGGATACGCCTTATTATTAGAGATGTTTGCGCATTTGTCTGGTTATACACCTGGACGATTGATCTATTCTGTGGGTGACGCTCATATCTACCATACACACAAGGCGGCGGTGGAAACACAGTTAGAGAGAACGACTAAATGTTTTCCTCGTTTGGTATTTACCCGAAAACATGAGAAGTGGGAAGATTTTGATATGACATCTGTGGTGATCGAGGGATACGACCCGCATCCATCTATTAAGGCTGAAATGGCGGTATAACTCAAATAACTTGTATAACTCGAATAACTTGTATAACTCGAATAACTCCTATAACTCGTATAAACGAAATAACTAAAAAAATAAAAAATCAAAATATAAATGGGTCAGTTCATAAGCAATTTTTATGGCCGGACCGCTACTTATCTGCAAGACAGACAGGACAAATTAAAGAAGTTGACCTCTCATTTCTCAAATGAAACATGGGAAATGGTTAACGGTCAAATGGCCGTTTCGATGACTGATTGGAAGCGTCAAAGCTTGCCCGCGGTACCTGGAAGAGGGCCAAATACCCACACCAGCTTATATGATTTGTTCTTAGAAGCTGGTTACACGAAAGATGACATTGAAAAAATTAATCGGATTGTTACGGTAGGAGAAAAAGGTCTTATTTTGAAGATATTAAAGGGTGAAAAGGTGTGCAGTGACCCGAATGATACTGATTGTAAGCTTTCCGTAAAAAATTTATTTGCCTTTCGCAAATCTGCGAAAAGGGTCAAGAAATCTGCGAAAAAGGCCAAGAAATCTACGAAAAAGACAAAGAAATCGGCTAAAAAGACAAAGAAATCGGCTAAAAAGGTCAAGAAATCTGTGAACCGTCGATCTCCTAATCGTAAATAAGCCGTCTGTTTACGGATAGTTTACGGATAGATGTCAAGTGCTTGTAATTCAACATGTGTCCATAAAACCTGAGCGTTTGCTGGTACAACATTCGTGTTAAAATAGGAGTATAAGACACTATGGTATTTTTGTTGTGGGTCGTCGAGTATATTAGAATATGAATCGCGTGTCTCTCCGCTAATTCCACCCCACGTTAAGGGGAATTGGAAATTCATATTATCATTAATTGTTTTACTCCAATCTTCTATGTTGCGAATTTGTAAACGTAACACAGGACCGCTTCCTGCTGTTGCGTTATCGGAATAGACGGCGTACATACGCCATTTTCTAACACAACCTGTCGCGGGGTCAGGAACATTATAACCAAATGGGTTATAGACAAGTGATGGTAAAATAGACGTCATATTTGTAGGTGTTCCTCCAACTGGCTTTGTAATAGAAGTTATCCCGGCCCCAACAAGTGTGCGGCGATTAACAATATTTATATAGCCAGATGGAAACAGTGTAGAATATCTTATGATATCTTTTTCGGTGATACATTTATTATTAACACATAACGGATCATTTGGAGACTTTGTAGGTGCAGGAGCCCCGGGAGCACCAGACGGCCCGGGAACACCAGGAGCGCCAGACGGCCCGGGAACACCAGGAGCGCCAGACGGCCCGGGAACACCGGGAGCACCAGACGGCCCGGGAACACCAGGAGCGCCGGATGGTCCAGGAACACCGGAAGAACTCTGTTGACCTAGTGTTTTTAACTCAGTTTTAACGATGTAAACTGAATAAACAGAAATTAGAATAGAAATAATTGACATTGCTAAAACTAATTTATATGACATTTTTATTTATATAAAATAAAAATTTTTATTGTTTTTATCGACCTCTTGTCTTTTTTTGTTGATTTCTTTGTCTTTTTTAACGATTTCTTTGTATTTTTTGACGATTTCTTTGTCTTTTTCAATGAATTCTTTGTCTTTTTCATCGATTTCTTTCTAAACTAAAACTTTGATAGTGCATTAATCTAACAATTCAAAAAAATGTTTGGCAGAGTGGAAGCCAAATTTATATTATATATAAAAATTTAACATAATTAAAAAATGTACGAAACAATGATTTTATCAGGCGGTGGTACAAAAGGGTTGTGTAGTCTTGGTGTTCTTCAATACCTTCAAGACAGTAAACGCATCGATTGTTCGGCAGTGAAGCGATTGGTTGGGACAAGTATTGGTGCCATCATATGTTATTTTCTGGCCATTGGATACTCTCCAATTGAATTGGTCGTTTATTTATGCTCTCATGGTGTTCTCGAGTCGTTGACCATCAATAATTTTGAACAAATTGTTTCCGGTGAAGGAATTTATGACTATCAAATCTTACGCAACGTTTATGAAAAAATGACGCTTGAAAAGATGGACACAATACCAACGTTGAACGAAGTGTACACTCGTTTTGGGAAAGAACTTGTTATCTGTACGTATAACTTTACGGATCGTAAAACAGAGCGTCTTAGTTATCGTACACACCCGGATTTGTCGTGTATGGACGCGTTACGGATGTCAAGTAATCTTCCTTTTATTTTTAGTTCATTTGTATATGGAGACAAAGAATATATTGATGGCGGTGTCATTGAAAACTTTTCGTTTTCGATGCTGTCATCCCTAACATCCTTAACATCCCTAACAACGGATAGTAAAGATGATAAGGATGATAAAGACAGTAAGGAAGACAAGGAAGATAAGGAAGATAAAGATGAAAAGAATGAAAAGAATGAAAAGAATGAAAAGGATGAAAAGAATGAAAAAAAGAAAAATATTGTGGGAATTTATTTGGATAACCAAGTTGTCAATTCTTCGAATGACAAGGAGTATAATCGGTTATCACCTGTCTTAGACAAAATTTACGCCATGTTAATGATTCCAACGTCTGAGTATGAAAAGCAAATGATCCAAACCATCAATCATTTACACGTCGATTTTATTACGGTATCGGTCCAAAACATAAAAATCTACACTTTTAAATTGCCTCATACTGACAAATTGGAGCTGTTTTCACTAGGATATAATCGTGCCAAAGAATATTATTATAAAACGCAAACGGATAAGTAATGCCGACCATCTTTTTGGTAGATAAGAACGCCACCTTTACCACTGCCTTTATGGATATCCTGAATATCTGTTTTTGAATTATAGACATAAAGACTATTTGCTTCTGGATTCCATTTTTGAGCATCTCGCATCGCTTGCTCTTGTGTTTCGTGCTCCTTCACTAAACACGTACCACCTAGTATTGGTTGAGCGATGTATTGTCGTGACGACGGAAGAAGATGGTCATAAATCTGTTGGTCAAGTGGGACGATAGAGTTAAGGTCAGTCGTAACAATTGTGTGTTTCTGTTCGATGGACGCGTAATGGTAACGATCTTCGTAAAAATGGTTCATTTCTTTTTGCAGATAATACAGACGCACTGTTTCGTGTTGTGATGAAATCCGGTTACGCAAGACGTATAGCAAGCGTCTACGTGTTTCTTCATTACTAACGATAAATTTCATGTTTTTAACGAATTTGTATTCATTTAATTTTTCCATTGAAATTTCTGGGGTATGAGGTATGTCGTATAAAACATCTCGTTCAATCACTACGTTATTCATAAATTCGCGTAGATGATTAATGTTGTTTAGATCATTGGCATGATTGGTATGAATCCAGAATGAATAGAAATAGATAAAGTATTCGGTCATACATAATGCCAGGCGTCTTTCTGTAAAGTAATGAATAATTTTTTGATTCTTGTCTGCCCATTTGAGTTGACCTTTGACAGAAGGGTAGTGAGGGTATTGCTGGGTTGGGACTTTGGTTTTTTGTAAATTTTGTAAGACCGCAGTGGCGCGTTTTAGTTTAAACGTATATGTAATTTCATTCTCCTTATCCTTGCAGGTAAGTTCAATATCGTCACCGCCAGAAAAATAGGAAAATGGGGAGAGGGAGTAGTGTGTTAACAAGTCTTCAATATTTTTTATGTCGTTATTTTGGTACAGTTCGTTTTCGTCTATAACCGGCTTATCAAGGGGTGGTAAAGGACTCGTTAGAATGGTAAATTTATTAACTTTATCGTTGATTCGAAGCGCGCGTGTTTTGCCGTATGAATCAATAAATTGCGACTCAATCACGTCGTGTGTAAAGGGTATGACTACGTTTTTGATAGGTTGAAGAGTGCGACCAAACGAAAACTGTACAATCGAGTCTTGTTGGTATCGTACGATATTTGTGTTTCCTCCAAATAGATGTCTTGCTTTAATTCCACCTTTGATAAAGACAATCAATTCGCATAACGGATGAGGTCGAAACATATCTACACCGTAATGCTCATACACACATACAATAGTCTGTATATTTGGATTAGGGTGTGAATATTGTAAATAAGCCATCGAATGATCGGGGAATACAAGAGACGCAACTTCTTGATCGCGTTTCCTTGAAAACGTTACAATTTTGCACGTGTATTGTTTTTCTAATAACGTACTCCATTTTCTTGGGTCTACATATGGCGTGTGTTGAAATAAATTGTGAATTTCCGCAGGTGTTTCACCTGGGTGTTCTTGTGACGCTATTGCAAATGTTGGTTCGGCCAAATCACACAAACGAATATATTCCGCTTGAAGTTCTTCTGGTGTGGGTTTTTTATCATTTACGGCGGTGTACACACATTCGAGAAAAGAATATGCAGTGTCTAATACACCCTGACGCCTGTATTCATAGTGTTCTCTTTTTTCGGTGTATAAAAAAATTCGGTCGAGATTTTCGGGAAGAAATCCCATATCATCTTCTTTAGACCCGATAAAACCTTGAGTAATACGTGTTGTTTGTTGTTCTTTCTTTTCAATATCGCGCGGGTGTTTGTTATCTAAATAATTTCTAAGGGCGGAATTCTTCTCATATTGGGAATTATTGAAACAGCATGGGATGTAAGGATACATCTCTTTATTGTCCAAAGTTGTGTTTTCTTGTAATCCAATATGGCGAAAACCCTTGTTATTTCCTTCGCATGTATATATATGTTTAGGAACCGTTTGGGGGATAATATCGGAGTCTTGTGAAGGGAATGTCATGGTATGAGTATTTTGAACTTCGTCATTAACATTAACACGTGCGATGGTTGGGATTCTGTCTTTGGGACACTGTCTCGTGTAATTTTTTGTGTACACCTCTAAATTTTCTAACTTTATTTCAGGGTTTGAACAATCGGGTGAAACAATATTCGATAAAGGGTTGCATTTATAAGATTCATAAATCCGCTGGACGGCGTCCTTTTTACGATAATACTGTACTAACAAACGAGAAAATAAATCGATAAATGTTGGTAATATTTCTGTGTGACTAGCGTGTTTGATGTACAGTCTAATGAAATTCCCATTTTCAGGTAATTTATAAACAGGAATCATCTTAACATATTTATAATCGTCGGTATCTTTATGGCGATTTGACGATGTTAGCGTGCACTTAATTTCTTCTTCTTTTATAAATACGCGAAGAGACAGTCCTCCTTTTTTCTTGGATGCGTAGCGACTTTCGTCTACGGCTACAAAAGAGGAGAAGATCGGGTCATTCATGATCATATCGCTCATAATTAAGGTATGAAAAGACTTGCACGGAAAAATATAGTTCCCTTTGATTTCTTCTTCTTTTTTGTTTACAATATTTCCAGACTCATGTATAGAGTCGAGAATTCGTTTTGCGATGTCGTTTGAATTAAGAGGAAGCATCGTATCAACGTATTCCACCTGTATTTTTTTATCCTGTGAAAGGGTGATGATACACATGGTATAGTCATCTTCTTGAATCGTTGACGATGGTTCGGTTGCTCGATTGTATAGCATGACTACGACAGAGTTTGGTTGGGAGACATAATAATCGTTTGATTTCCAACGTTCGGGAAGTTTGACATATTCGTATTGTTTATATATGGACGAACACAGTGCGACAGGGGCGTATAAAGAGCATGTCAACTTGGCGAAAAATGTTTCGATCGATTCGACCATCTGATCAATTGTGAGTGTAATGAGACTTTCCCGTTTTTGGAAAGGAGGTAAATAGTCAGGAGCATATGTTGCGAGCGTTTGAAATACTGTGTTACGTGTTTCTACCTTTTTTTTATTCTGTGCGATTTTTTTACGGAACGATGACATAAAAAGAGAGTTTTTTTCGCGATCAAAAAGTATTTCTAAAATTTCTGCCGCATCACGTTGGTTGACATTCGCAGCTTTTAAATCAATTGCAAACTGTGGTCTTAAAAATTCTCTCCCTATTTCCGATTTCGATAGTTTATCATTTAACCAAACTAAAAGAAACTCTTTCCAGTCCAAATCGAATTTACTACGATCGACGAGTTTAGGATTTAAATTTTTATCTTCCATTTCTTTCACGAGAATATTATATGGCTCTGTTATATTAACCCAACCTGGTATGGTATTAAAACGTTCCGCAATTCGCTCTCGAAAAGTAGATGACGTGTCATACGTATATTTAGGGATGCGCTTTTCATATATTACGGTTTCCATTTAATTATTGTTATATAATTAAATTTATATTTTTATTCATTGTCGCCAAATAAGTCATCCTCGTCATCAGCGCCAAATAACTCGTCCTCATCTTCTTCGTAGTCTTCGTAATCTTCGCCTTCTTCCGGATGATCATCGTCTTTTTCATGTTCGCTTTCGATATCGTCGCTATCGTCTTTGCGGTCTTCTTCCTCGTTCATGTCATCCTTCACAACCTCCTTTTCAGCATTGTTAATTGTGGCGAAATAATACAGACGCGATTTAATAGACGCCATGAATCGCGTCTGATTGTTGTACAAATCCAGCATCAAGTCGTACAATCTGGAAGAAATCGCAGTGGGGATCTCGTCGGCGTTTGGCCAAGACTCGCTCAAACGCTCGACCAAGTTCTTAACAGCATTGTTTTCTCCTTTCGACTCAACGTTGCCCGCCTCTTGACGTGACAAAATGTGATACGCAAAATCAATTTCGGGCTGACCAAATGTTTGTGCGCGAGACACACGAGAACGATTCGATTTCCAGTATTGGTGAAGGTTGAAAATGATGGACGAAAACGCGAGTGCGGCAAGGTGGAAAAAACTTTTGTCGGGGAGGATAGCCGACTTGCCAAAAAACGAGCCATCGAGCTTCTCCGCAAACTCATCGGCAAGCTTTGATGAAATACGATCAATGGTCGTATGCGATTCCATTTTCAATCCCTTTGCAGCGAGTTTTTGACGAAGAAGAACGCGTGCGTTGTACAAAGAGATCATATATGCCCATACATAGCGAAGAGAATCATTTCCCATCTCAAAAAAGACGAGCTCTCTAAAATCTTTCGGGATATCGGGCATGTCGTCGTCAACAGACATGTTCATCTCATCCGAGATTTGATCAAAGCATTTCGCGTACATATTCACAACAAATTTAGTGTGACGAAGTTCAACCACACGAGAACTGTCTCCTTTCTTTTGGGTATACTTCAAAAAGCAATTCAGCGCCATTAGCACATCCGCAAATTGGGTTTGCAACCAAGAGAGATCGGCAGCGGAAGGTGTAAATGGGATACGAACAGGCGTCATTTTAATCAATTCGTCGGCCGAAAATGGCTGCACGTACAGTGTAATAAGATTGTTTCGGTGACGGATGAAATCTGGTGTGAACAACTGGAAGAACGCGTCTTTGCCGGCCAGTTGAGCCGGGTCGGTGATTGTGACAAGTAAGCGTTGCAATGTCTTGTATTGTTTATTATCCGTGTCGTATACGTTTGTGAGAGCTGACCGAACTCGCTTTTGGATAACAATATTTGAATACTCTTCGTATAACTTTTGCGCGTCTTCCATCTTGTCAATAAATTTATATGTCGATTGGAAGAATTTCGATACGGCCGAACGAGCGTCGATCTCGCTCATTCCATCGCGCAAAAGTTCGCGAATCTTAATTTTCTTCATTTTATTCCAAATCTCTACGACCATCGATTTCACGGTCAAAAACTCGACGGAACGACCGACACCGAATAGGTATTTGCAGGAGTGAATGTTATTCACGTCGGTGTCTTCGATTACAATCACACCCTCTTCATTGTTATGGATATCTTTCAGCGTGATGATGTTATCAGGGAGTGCGTTGTTCCGACGAAACCAGTCAGCAATTTGTTGCGGCTCTGCCTTGCTATCAACAGCCACAGAGAGAGGTTTGTATAAAGTCTTCTCGATATCTTGCAATTCTTCTTTTGTAAGTCTTGAAAATGGGGCGCTGCGTTTCGCCCACAGTTGTTGAATTTGTTCTTGTCTGGAAGATGTCAGAGTATCGCAAAACTCATTTTTTTGGCGACGGAATTCCTCTTTTTGTTCGCTTGTTTCATATGGGAATCCCTTTTCATGTAGCACACATGTTGCAAATGCGTTGCAAATTTGACCTTGGATTATTTTCTCCGAATATTGTTTTTGGTTATAGTCATGAGCGTGTCGAATTTGCAACCAGAATGGAATAATTGACGCGCCGACATCCGCATTCTCCATACCCGCGATAAATTTTATGTCCCGATCGTCATTGTACGATGCTCCTGTGACAATGTTAAACAAGTTCATGTTTGGACGAACGCTTACTTGTTTTTTGACGTTCTGTGTCGCCGTGCCTTGTCGTTGAGGAAGAATAGCTGCGATATCAAGGGCGCCGCTGTCTGCCGGGCGAGCGCTATCGCGCAATTTTATCTTACGAATGGGCTTGCGCCAGTTCATGTTGGGCTCGGGGTCTTGTTCCATCGATTGATCCATCATAGAATTTTCCCAACTCTGTTGGTGAACGATTCTAAGACCCGGTGTTACAAACAAACGAAATTCTTGATTCGTCATAGGAAATTGAAATTGGGTTCCGGTCGGGCCAAATGCTCGGTTGGGAATAACAACCAGATAAGGATTTCCATTATTGGCTTGAAACGCGTAAATAACAGCCGTGAGTTTTGTTCCTGGCGGCATTGTAATATCGTTTCCTTCCATTTTATACGTTACATTTTGATCAAGGACAAATGTGTATTGCGAATTATGCTCCAGACTGAGATCATTCATGGTAACCGTCGCGACATCGGCTCCCTTTGGTAGAACAGAGACTGTGTTCAAAAGAGATTGCGATTGAACGTCATTTCCATATTGAGGGTATTGGATCTGGGGGTTATCGAGTTGGTGAAGGGCGCTTTTTTGAGCGGCCGTAAGTGGGATTGAAAAGATTCCCAAGATATCAGCAATCTCGTGGAGCGATTTCCCCGTAAAACGATTCAAATTTTCCACTCCGGAACGAATCAATGTTTGCAGCGTTTGGTATACGCGATTAACAAGATTTGTTAGTTGGTATTGATACTCAACCTTTCCACTTTTCGTGTGCTTTTTATTTTCTTGTTCGCGAATCGTTGAGCGAATAATTGTCAAAAACTGTTCGATGTCGTGGTTGCGTTGACCTTCGCGCAAATAATGGATTTCACGATTTCCGGTTGCGAGCAGCGCTTTTTTGTAGAGTGTCATATCGTATTTCTCACGAAGAAAGGGCGCCATCTTTCGCAAAAACACATTGTTAAATTGGCGATGATATTCTTGTAGCGCCTGCTTGCGTGCATCTGCCGCATTTTCCATCATAATTTGTTGACGAATGGTTTTGTGTGTAACAATGCCAGCGACCGCGTATGACAGAATAGAACGCGCTTTTTCACCGCGGATCTCTACCGGAGGATTCAAAACAGCGTCGATCGACATCTTTCGAAGAAGGTGAGTTGAGATCATGATGAGTTTATCTTTATTACATAAAAATTATTAAAATTTCATTTTTATTTTTAGTTTTTTGTGTGTTTTTTATTTTTTCTTTTAATAAATGGTTCAGTGCAAATGCAAAACAGATGACGGCTCGATGTGCAAACATCCAGCTAACCCTAAATCATCTCACGGTTATTGCACGCAGCATAATAAGCCCAAGCACGCTAAAATGCGTTGCGTTTCGTTGGCTCGCAAATCAATCGGGTATAAGTCGCCCGCTAAGCGCCCATCCTCTCCTCGGCCGGCCAAGAAGAGCGCCAAGAAGAGCAAGTCTCCCTCCAAGAAGAGCGTGAAGAAGAGCAAGTCTCCTTCTAAGAAGAGCGTGAAGAAGAGCAAGTCTCCCTCCAAGAAGAGCGTGAAGAAGAGCAAGTCTCCCTCCAAGAAATAAATAAAATTATATTAATTATATAATAATTAATATCACTCGCTCGATAACAGGTAAGATACATAAAAGATACAAGAAATGTAAAGAAACGACATTAACATTGAAAAAGAAAAATAAGCCCTCCTTGACACGAACGGAACGTCTCCTTTAAAGGTAAATCCTTGTGCTTCCCCATTTTGAACACGGGTATACGTGTGACCGTCACTGAGTTTTGTGCCTTCATTTTTAAAAATATATTTTTGAACAATTATACTAGACCGAATGGATTCGCGAATACGATTTGTATTGTAAAGCTTACCAAACAATTGTAATGGCTGTAATGGCATTTCATTTGTAAGACGTTTTACCATGTATTGATCTTCATTTACATCCAAGGAATACCCCAAATGTTCATAATAGTCGCGAACACCTACGCCGCTAATCACAGTCATCATTGTACAGTCAAGCATACGAGAGATTGTTTCAGCGGTCTTCATAAGAAATGTACCGATTCCGCGATGTTGAGAGTTACCGTCACGTGACATGGACGCAATATTACCATAAACATGTAACTCGCGAACACGCGAGATTCGGTCAACTTTGTTGCGATAGACAGGTAGATAGTGAAAAGGGATTTGTTCCTTCTCCGTAAACTCGAAATCGGGGACACGTAAACGACATAGTCCAAGAAGTCTTGTGTCGTCAAACTCGTTTCCATCAGGAATTTCAACGGATAAAAAGAATTCTGTACCTTCATTAGCTCGGTAAACACGAATATAGAGTCTCGCGTGTTTTAACTGTGTATCGATAATTGCGTTTCGCACCTCCCTCGAACGAATATCGCGGCACTTTAATCCTTTTTTATCCATATGCTGAGTGACGATCTGCTGTAAGTTAGTACGAATCGTATCGCTTACGTATCCAAGTTGTTTATTGGCTTCACTGGCCTCTGGGAAATCACGCTGTACACGGTTAATACGTGTCCATGGCGGAACGATAGACATCGTATACGCCAAAAAATCAAGAAATTCCGGATATCTCGTTTCCGCAATAGACACCCATTCGCCCGAATTTTTCAGTTCACGGATCTTAGTAAACGGTAAATCGAGACATGGGTATAACTTAGTGTAGTCAAGTTGCAAATTAGAACCGAGAAACACATTTTGTACCATCTTATAATCAATCTCCAAGGTTGTTCCTGGTAAATCAGGCATAATATGCCCATCAATCTTAAACCCGTTGTCTCGAATCTTTTGATTGGCGCCGATGCTGACAGCAACCTTATGCCCACGATTATTATAGGCCAGTACATCGTCGTTATCAGTTTGAATTCCAATTTGGATTCGAGTTGAACCAAGTTTGCGTAATTCTGTTAAACTATACCGATTGACACGATCGGGACGTGTTTCATGAACGATACCGATAGCGCGGCATGACCGACACTTGGTATTCATCAATTGTTCTGCTATTAAAAATTGTTCTGTTTGTTTCATATTCTTAATGTATGCGATTGGACGAGGGCGGCTGTAAAGAACGTCGAGTAACTCTTTCGATAAAGGCGAATTGCTTACAAATGGATGCGTAGAAAACCAATTCTGTAAAACGTCGGAACGTTCACCGTTAAATTTGATAGACACTGTTCGATACGTATTACATGCATAAAATATATCAATTGCCGTTTGATATCGGTATTCTTTTGGATAGCAATCAAACGTTCCACCTAGAAGAATAAATTCAAGCTTATCCGGAGGATGTCCCATGACTTCGAGCTCGGCGAGTCGTCGCCATGTCTGTTCGGCGACAGAAAAATCTTGAATTTTACCTCGAATAAACGTACCCTCACTGCTAAGATAGCTGCGCGCAATGTCTTGTTCCGCGCCTTTCTCCATACATTCATTAGGGCACATGTTACAATCGTATGTACAACTCCCAACACGACCGTCCAATGCAATACTGATTGGTAGGACACCGCTGCTACTTCGAACCAATTTTGAAGTGAGTATTGTTTCGAAGATGTAGTTACTCGGTAACAATTTTTGCGCAACCAAATCTTCGTAAATAACACAGTATTCTGACTTCCGCGGAGTCGAGTGAAACAGCTTTTTTGCTTTATGTTTCGACATGAGTTGTGTGGTTACTTTCTGGTAAATCGTTTGAATTTCATCAAAGTCTTTCACCTCGTTTTCCAAAAGAGATTCGTGGAAAAGATGATACAACTCGAATACATAATCTTTCTTTGTAAATTCTGTCATTTTTTATTCTTTAATCTTTAATCTTTAATCTTTAATCAAAAGTCGACAATCTACTATTATATCAATTTTATTATTATTTAAGATATTAATCTACCATAAAAAAGATGTCTCCAACTCTTACTTTAATTATGATCGTGAAAAACGAATCACGGATTATCACTCGTTGTCTCGAATCAGTTCGGGCATATGTTGACCATGTTGTCATTTCCGACACCGGTTCAACCGATTCTACACCTGAACTGATCGAAGAGTATTTAACTAAGAATAAGATTCCGGGTAAAGTGTTTCGCGATGAATGGAAAAATTTCGGCTACAATCGTTCTAAAAGTGTAACGAA